CAGCCGCTCCCCGAGCGCGATGCACCCGTAAAGCTGCGACCTGAGCCCCTTCGTCCTGTCCCCCATGAAGTTCGCCGAGTGCTTGCGGATGCCCGAGCGCGGGTGTGTCCCGAGCAGCAGGTACATCATGCGCTTGAACGCGGGCGAGTAGGTCCAAACGACATTATACCCCCCATCCGGCAGGCAGGATAGGTTCGGCTGGTTGTCCCGCCATGGTAGCTCTCCGGTGAACAGCGCGAGCCCCGGGAGCACGATGCGGCCGAATGTCCCGTGGTCCCCTGTCTCCAGCCGTTCGAGGACGACCGGCTTCATCGCGGGAACTCCTTCTGACGCTGCTCCATGATGCGTTTAAATGATTCTTTTGCCTTGCGCTCCTGCTCCGCCTTCACGCGGTCTAGTAGTTCCTGAGACGGCTGCGGACCTGCCACTGGAAGCGGCGCAGCGCCGACCGGTAGCGGGGGTGTTGGGCTCGGGACCGAGCCTTCACCGTGCTCCGCGAGCGCCCGGGCGGTCTGACCGCTAATACCGGTCGAGCGTACACCGAACAAACTCTGGACGCGCTTTAGCGTGCTCAGGTCTTCAGCCACGAGGTAGCCTATCAATCAGTTCCACATGGGCCAGATGCATGTCTCTCCGGATAGCAGTGAAGCCCCCGTTCATGTCCTCGCGAACCTTAGCGACTTCCTGAAATAACGCTACTACGTGCTCCCGTTGGCGAGTAAGTTCCACCTCGCTAGCCTTAGTCTTCACGTCATCTTCGACCCGCTTGATGCGCGCATTGGTATCTCTGCGGACCCAACCAACCGCGGTGCCGAGGGCAGCGAGGGCGGTGCCGGCGATATACTTCATTGTTTCGTTGTCGATCATGTTATGCTTCCCTCCCGCGCCTGTCGATCCAGCCGCTTGTGTTGAGGCGAATCCGATCTGACGTGCCGCTAACGGAAACCCTCGAACGAATCTGTCCCGAGGTATTTGTCCTCACCACCGCAGTCCCGCCATGCTGCTGGTCAATTCCGCTGGCATTGAACAGGGTCGCCGTGTCGTTGATGACGTCCGCCACCACGTCGTCAACGTCTAGTGGGGTCAGCAAGAAGTTAAATCCGGTGCTTGTTACAGCATCTATGATGAAAGAAAGTTTTGCGTCCACAACGATGCCAATCGGCACAGTTAACGTGCGAGTCACCGCCGCCGTTCCCGGGTTGGTAGCGTCCACATCCTGTACCGAGCCGGCCTTCCAAGTGAAGTCGTCGCCCACCTGCACGAACGCCTTGATCGCGGCGCTCGCGCGAACGATAGAGCAGATGCGCCGCGCGTACAGGTAGTCCGCCCCGCCTGTTTCCGCCTGCAACGCGGTCAGCACCGTCGCGACCGTTGTGCTGGTGTGCGCGTAGAAGTCTTGTGTGCCGTCCGCCTTCGCTACGGCGTAGATGTGATACGTCGTGTCGGTGATCGCCGCCGCGGAATTGCGCATCCCTTGGTTCGTGCCAGCAGCCCATCCAGCATCCAACTGCTTTGTCATAGCTGCAGCTACGATGCTTATCGAATCCGTGCTGTCGCGACACTTGCCCGCCGCGATGTCGATGTCGTTCGTCGCGTCGGTGGTGTTGTTCGAAAGCGTCAAGCCAAAGAGGTAGCCGGGCGGGAGGGCCGGTACCGGAACAAGCTGGGTTTCCTCCCCCGCATCGTTCAGCACGTAGAACGTCCCATCGGTCTTTACATACAACGAAGCATACCCCGCGGCCGGGGTGCTGGGTGTTGCGCGCTCACCTAGTGTAATCATGACTCGGTTACCCCACGATAGTCACCGACGAGGTAGCGGGAACCTTTAGCTCCCCGTCGTCGGTGATGGTTAGATAGCTGGAGTACACCCGGCTGGAGTTCGCCGTCAGTTCAGAGGTAACTCCGTCGATCAAGTTGCTCAGGTCCGCGCTCGATGCTCCCGGCAAAGTATCCCCAACCGGTAGCTCCTGCAACCGACCGGTGATGACGACTAGAGGGCGACGCTCAGCCACTTACGCGACCAAGATGCCGATGTTGCCCAAGTCCGACTCGATCTCGGTCGCCGAAATAGCCTTTCCGAGACGCTGCACTACGTTGCCGGAGGCCGACGGAGGCGTAGTTGCCACACCGACGCCGGGGGTCGTAGACAGGAAGTATTGCGCTCCAAGAGTCAAGCTGGCGAGCGCGGTGTTGATCCCGCCGAAGAACACGGTCGCGTTAGCCGGCGCGGTCACGTTCGCGAGCACGAAGCCGTCGGCTTCCTTACCGGCTGCGGTCGCATCGGCCTTTCGGACCTTGAGCGTTCCGACATCGAGCCAGATGTTTATCCAGTCACCTGCGGCAAGGTTCTCACTCGACGGGTGAATCTTCACATCCGGGCCGACACCGACCGGCAGCACCGTCACATCGAGCCTGCCCGTCGTGTCGAGCGCCACAACGTCACCATCGTTCGCGACACCGCTTGAGACCACCGTGGCTATGATCTCGGTGATTCGACCTGCTACGTTCCGTAGAAATTTCTTTGCAGCCATAGTGTCCTCCTCAGTTCAACATTGTGGGGGGTTCTTGCACGATCAGGATGCGAGTAGCCGTTTCAGCCACCGCTACTGGTTTTGAAAACACCGCCGGGCTGGCCGGGACAGCCTGAGTGAGTACCCCCTCAGCACCAACATAGATTGTACCATTGGGGGCCCATGACCACGAGGGCTCTGTGATCCGGCCAATCAACTGAACTTGCACGGGTTCCCCGAACAGCGCAGCGCCCAGTGTGATCTTGGTCGCCGCGTTGGCATGGGTCGGGTCAGTATTGTCGGCATGGATCGCCTGCCCGGAGGCGTTGGTCACGACCACCCGGTGACCGTTCACCGTGGCTCCGGCAACGTAGGTCTCGACCGTGGTACCGCTTCCGCTGCCGGCGACCCCCGGGGGTCCCTGCGGCCCGACGGCGAGCACGTGCACGCCGACGCGGGTCTCCTCGATCACCACGTGCTCGATTTTCTCCGTCTCCACAGAGGAGGTTTCGAGCAGACGTACAGCGACCTGCTCTGGACGCTCCAGTACGTGTACCTGCGGTACCGGGCTATCGACGCTGATCAGTTCAGTGGACAGCGGATTAGACACGAGTCACCTCTTTCGAAAGCACAATCGCTCCGCCGATCAACCGCGTCACTACTCCCGCGGCGCTGATCAGTTCGAGATCGTACACGGCGCTCCCGAAGTCGAATCCCTCAGTGGTAGCAGCCGGGATCAGGAGGTCAATCGTGCCTGCCACGCCTCCGAGCGCGATCCCACCATTCTCCGTCGTCAAGGTATGAATCGCCGTCGCCGAACTTAGAGTTCCGCGGATATCCATGCGTGCGGTGAACCCGGTCAGGTCTACTGGCGGGTGGTACAGCAACTCCCCACCCGAGATGTACACCGCGAACCGGGAGGAGTCCACGTTAAGCCGGATCGTGTTCGCGTCCACGAAGTAACCGAGATACGCCTTGCTGGGATTGCGCAGTTCGTCGGCACGATGGTTAATCTGATCCATCCCGAGAACGCCAACGATCCACACTGGCCAGTCCACCGTGAGTCCATGGGCGGTAGCAGTAAGCACCGCCTGCCCGGACTTGGTGATCGCCGTGATCGCCTTAACGGAGAACTGCGGCTGCGAGAACTTTAGCTGCGGGTTAAACGTCGCGCCTTGTTGAATCGTGAAGTCATAGTTGCTCATTGTACATCCTCCAGTCCAAGTGCCGTTTCGGATGACCCACGGAGGGCCTTCGGCAGGGTGAGTAGGGTCCGCTGGTTAAGCGGCAAACTTGCCAGTTGCACCTGACGCCGCACACTCGATGCGCTGACAGCCATCGGCATCTGCGGGTAGATTTGGTTCCATTCGGTGATCAACGCCACGATGTCCTGCATCCTTGCGGTGTCGCCCTCGCGCAGCGCCTTGGCGAGGTCGCTGGTCAGGTCCACCTTGACGCGGGAGTAGAACGCCGAGGTCTGTCTGTCGATCATGTCGGTCGTGTACGCCTTCGCGAGCGCGGCCGGCGAGAAGCCCAGCGACTGCCAGAATGCCTCGAACCCGCTGATGTCCACCAGACGACGACCGCCGATGTCCGTCGCGTAGCCCTTCTCCCACTGCTGCCAGCCCTTCACCATGTTCTGCGCAGAGAGCGGCAGCGCCTGACGTGCGGCCTCGGTGAAGTTCCCGCGGCTGAGCGAGTCCACACCGCCGGCCACGCCCTCGATCAGCGCTCCCACCGGTCCCAGCACGTCGCTGAGCACCCGCTTGTAGTCCGCATCGGCCGCGCCGAGGCGTGTGCCCGGGATCAGGTTGCCGAGCCCGACGCGGCTCGCGAAGCTCATACCGGTCAGTTCGTTCGCCATGCCGTGGAGCAGGACGCTCGATAGGTCCGCGCCCACGATGGCCTCGCTCGCGCTCTTGAGCACGTTGCGCATCGCGCGCTTGGTGTTGAACGGCGAGCCGAAGAACCGCTGGGCGATCACGTCGATAATGTCCTCGATGTCCTCGACGAACGGCAGCCCTTCGAGGCCCGACATCATCACATACGAGAGCATCATGTACACCGCGGCCGTCTTGTTGGTCTTCATCAGGTGCGCCATCAACTCGGTCGCGAAGATCGGGTAGGTCTTGAACACGAAGAATAGCGAGCCCACGTTGCTGCGCGCGAGCGCCGGACGGTTCGCCTCGTCGTAGCGGAAGTGCGTCGAGTACACCGCGTCCTGCGCGAGCTTGTACGCTTGATCGTTCGTCAGTCCCTTCTCCTTGCCGATCCGATAGGTGGCCGTGAAGGCTGTGACGCGGTTGAACTGCTCGGACAGCCGGAACGGCAGCATCCATGCACGCACCGCGCCCTGCACCCGGCCCGAAAGCGAATACTCCTGCCCGCGCGAGAGGCCCATGATCTGGAAAATCTCAGTGTCCAGAATTGTTCCGTCCTGCGCGGCGATCTGGAGCGCGCGGCGCAACCCTTCCACGTTGTCGATGCCTTCCATCGGTACGCTGAGGTCGAGGAGCTTCGGCAGGTCTCGGATCACCCCGAGATGCTGCGTAGCCAGCTTTGCCGAGCCGATGACCTTCGCCAGCGCGTCGGTGTAGCTCGTGTGCTGGGTCAGCCACGGTACGGTGTTCATCGGCAGCGCGGTCATGTTGACCATCATCGCCGCCGCGGACCCGCCGAGGAAGTGGGCCGACGCCGCCATGCGCAACCCGCGCGAGATCGGGTTCGCTTGGTTCGGCGTCAGGGTGAAGTCGAGGGTCTTGTCGGCGAGGTTGCGATAGAAGCCCGCACGCTCCCCGTCCAGTTCCCACATGTTGCGCTCGTAGGTATTGATCTCTACTTCACCGGTCGGAGTGAACTGAACTTGCACCTCCTTGCCGTTCAACGAGTCGTTCATGGCCTGCCCAAGCTCGGAGTAGGCGATCTTGTTCGCCATCGTCACACCAAACTCCGCGAGTACGCGCATGCCGTCCGGACTGTAGCCGGCAACGTCCTTGCGGCGGAAGATGCGGTTGCGGCGGGTACTGTCGGCCGCGATCAACGCCTTCCCGATGCGTTCCTTCTCGGATTGCGTCAAGTTGATCCCGTGTCGGCGGGCGATGTCGAGGAACTGGCCGAATGAGATCGACCCGTCGTAGTCGGCACGATAGCGGAATCCGTACTCGAAGGTCAGCCCCTCGTCCGGCAGAAGCTGTTTCAACTCGTTAAGCTCGGTACGCGCATCGGCCTCACGCTCGTGCTGGGTGTAATACACGGTAATCTTCTTGCCATCCGGGCCCACCACGTAGGCATGCACCACGTGGTCGCCGTAGCGGCGCTCGGGGAAGTAGCCCTCATTCTTCAGGCGCTGCACCTGTTCGAACCTTTCCGAGAACCACTGGGAGAACTGTTCGTCATTCGCGAACAGCGTACGGTAGGTGGCGGCATCGGCCTTCAATTCAGCGTCAAGCTCGAACGCGATCATGGTTGTGGCCTGATCGAACATCGCGCGCTGCTTATCGGTGAGCCCTTGACGCAAGCTCATGTACTCCGGCGAGGTCGTCGTCCACGCGTTCTCGGTGCGCTTCAGGAGTGCCGCGGTCGCCACGGCCTTGTCGCCCTGCGTGCCCGCGCCCGGCCCAGTCCACTCAGACAGGCGGCGCTCCACGGCGTCGGCGATCAGCCGGCTCTTACGCTGGGTATACGAGGTCATCGTGTTGAACACGTTCTTGTAGCCCGCGCTGTGGCGCGCAAGGTTCAGACCCGAGGACAGGTGCTCGGAGTAGAACCGCTTCAGGCTGCCGAGCGCGCCCTTAGCCTCGGCGGTCGTTGTGCCCATGATCGAATCGCGTAGGCCGGTCGGCGTCGAAGGATGATCCACTGCCTCGGCCCACATAGCGTTCAACTGGGTGCGCGGCAGTTCGCCCTCGCGCACGCGCTGAGCGACATCGGCCAGCGACGCGGCGCGCGAGTAGAAGGTAAGCTCGCCCTGCGTGACCTTGCCGAACGCGATGTCATCGAACAGCCCGGCCTGCACCTCAAAGTCGAAGTCCAGACGATTGAGCGGCAGCGTGCCATCGGACACGTCGCGGAATCCTTCGGCGTAGCTATAGTTCGCGGCGTCGAAGTTCGCTTTGCTGAACGGCACTGTGAGCGACAGGCGAATCCAGTTCACCATGTAGTCGAACTCGTGCTTCGGCTTCAGCTTGTAGACCGTCGGCCGACCGCCCCTGCCCATCAGGTCCGTACGGACAGTGGCCGGCGCGAGGGTACGTGTAAACCACCCGGCGTCGATACCTTGCTTGCGAGCGAGCGAACGGGTCATGTTGCCACGAGCCTTGATCGAGACCCATACCGCGGCCTGCACTTGATCGGGGGCGATACCCATTTCGTTCGCGAGGCGTTTGATCTCCGCGTCGGCCCACCAGTAATTGGCGTCGGTCAGCTTGCCTTCCTTCGATCCGAAGCCGAAGATGTGGGACATCCACATGTCGATGGTCGCGTCCTGCGACTCAGCCGGATAGGCTACTGGATCGATGCTAAGCATCAGGTTCTTGAAGAATGAGGTGATCTTCGGCGCGTTGTCCGGGTTCCCGGGCAGCGTGTACTTGTCGAGGTAATCGCGGTGGCCCGTGCCGTCGAGAATCTTGTTCCCGTACTCGGCCTGATGGCGCGTGCCCCCCGCGTCGATCTTCTGGCCGGCTTCCCACTGCGCGTAGTGCTGGACCGCATGGCGCAGGTCTTGACCGACCGGTGTGCGCGGCGAGTACATCGCCACGAGCGACGCGAGCTTTCCGGCTTTCGCCTTGTCGTTGCCAGCCCACGCGAGGATCGCCTGCGCCGAGCGACGGTACCAGTCCTTCGCCGCGTCACCCTCGGAGGTCAGCCCCTTCAGGAGCCGACGCATCTTCACGAGGTCCGCGGGCGTCTTGATCCATGCGGGACGACCCTTCGCCTTCGTCGCTGCATCGCGGTTGCGGTGGAGCAGGGCTCCGGTCGGGATCGCGTCGGGCTCAATGGACTCGATGTAAGACGTGTCTACCGTACCAGAACGCATGCCTTGTAGCTCCCGGCGCGCGTAGTCGCCCTTCTCGATGGCGAAGAAGATGTCCTCGTACGACGTGAACCCAATCCCGGTGACGTAGTTGTTAATCCGCTCCAGCAGGCGGCGTAGAGCAGCGAAGACGCGCTGGACCACGCCAGTAACTTCAAGCTCGCCGCGTTTCCAGAACTCGAAGCCGTACGCGCGAGCCTCGGCTGGCACGGCGTTGATCTCGTCGGCGAGCGCGGTACCATTCTTGCGGTCGTATGCACGGGCCTTCTCCATCAGGAGCGCGTGCAGCGGTCCGCCGTTAGCGAATGCCTCGCGCACCATGCGGCGCTCAGGTCCGGTGAACACGCGCGCTTCGAGGTAGTGGTACCCTTCGTGCGCGGCCACGCTCAGGATGTCCTTGGCGTTCATTGAAAGCTCGATCACCGCGCGTGCCTTCGAGAGCCGCAACGCACCGACGCCGCCGGCTAGGTCCTCGACCAGTCGCACCTCCAGTTCCTTCGGCGTGCCGAGAATGGACTCCAAGTAACTGAACACACGCTCACCCTTGTCCTCCATCGTGCGGTTCATGCGATCCACCGCGGCGGCTCGCGACTGCGTGGGCTCCCTCAGCAACCGATCCCACAGCGAGCGCGGCAGCACGTCCACCTTCTGTGCCGCGAACGCACGCTGGGCCTGCGGCAGTCCTTCGTTCGCATCGCTGAAGTTGACCCATGCGTTCTGGCCGATGTTGTCCACGATCAGCGCCGGCAGGGCCTTCTCGCTGTACATCTGCGCGTGCATGCGGGTCGCGTTAAGCTCCCCGTTCGGCCCGAACTCAAAGCCCGTGCGCGCGTGCGCGAACAGGTCGTGCACCGCGCGGCCCCGGAAAACCTGCTCGGGGTTACGGTACGGATGCGGGTCCCCGCCCTCGAACACCCACAGGTGGTTATTGCCGAACACGTCCGCGCGCATCGCGGCACTGTCCTTGTAGGGCTGGCCCTCCTGTCTCCACGGCTCGATGGCGATATGCTTCGAGACCATGTTGAACATCTGCTCCTCCTCCAACGCCATCGCGTCGAACGCGTCCTTGATGGCGGGGTCGGGATTCAGGTCCTGAAGCTGGTCGTAGGCCCGAGCGATCTGCTTGCCCATCACCGGGTCCATCGGGATGTAGCTAAGCTCCTGAATCGGCGGCAGGCCATTCGCGGCGTTGTATTCCTGCGCCACATCGAACAGCGGGTGACCGAGGTTAATCGTCGTCAGCGTGCGCAGGTCGAGAATCGCGATCTGGTCCGCCTCGCGGCCGAGACGTAGAGCGGTGCGCAAGTCAGGCACCGAGCGGGCCACATCGAGATAGGTCTGATTAGTGTCCGGGTCATACCACGTACCCATCAGGTAGGTATCGGTCGAGAGCAGGTCGTCGTTTGCGCGGATGTAGCTGGCGATGGACGCGGGATGTGGCTGCCCGAGCAGCACGACCTCACGTTGTTTAAACGTACTCACCGTGTAGCCGTTGGTCCCGGCCGCGTCGCGCCCACTGTTAAGGTACGTGGATGATCCACCAGTCGCGAGATGGCGTTGGTGAATCTCTTTCGCCCGGGCGTTGATCGTTTCGTCCGGCATCGACAGGAGCACCCGGTCGAACAGGTTGTTCGATACATGCTTCACCGGCTGCGGCGTGAAGATGCGCAGTTGCCCGTCGCCGTACAGGATGGCATCGTAGCCGAGGTCCTTGACCTTCTTGTCATACAGCGACCACGTGAGATGCTCGTTGCTGCCGTACTTAACAGCGATCTCGCGACGAGCCTCAGCGAGTAGCGGGTCGGCTCCGTTCGCCACGTACACCTTGTCGGCGGGAATCGCGCCCTCGTACTGCTTGCGTTCGGTCACTCCGGTCTCACGGAAGGCGGTGCCCTTGACCACGGCAGAGGTATAGGTCACACCGACGGTGCGCGCTGGCTGCCAGTCCTCGCCTCGACGCCCTCGACCCATCGCGTTCGGGTCCGTCACGCCACCGGGTACTTCACCCCAGTGGGTGAACTCGACCATCGGCACGGTGGGCTTCGCCGCGGCCTTACTGAACAGCGTCTCCTGACGCGGCAGGCCGGTCACGTCCTCACGCCCGCGCAGAGGTGCGGCGGTGGGCTCGGGAATCTCGGCCGGAAGACGGGACGCCACAAACGAGGTAAGCTCGTTGCGGAACGTCTCGATGTCCTGCTTGGGCAACTTGCCCTTCATCGCCTTCGCGAATGACTCGTTAAACGACGCCGCGGCGACGGTCGAGTCAGGCTTCGTCATCGCCACCTCGGCGGCACGCTTCAGAGCGGTCGCGAGACTGGTAGCCTTCTCCGGTGTCAGCGCACCGCTGGTGCGGAGCCCGCTGACGATGATGTCCACTCCACCTGTGTACGCCTCGACGAATGCCTCGCGACGGTCGCGGGGAGCCAGCGCGCGCGCAGTCGTGCGCGCTCCGCCAGTAACCGGCACTACGACCGACGGCGCGGCCTTCTCGAATTCCCGCACCGCCTTGGCCTCCACCTCGCTAAGCAGCAGGCCGCGGCTGCGCTTGATCAGCCCTAGCTGCGCTTCGAGGCTGCCTTTGCTCCGCGCGCCGATCTGCGCTTCATCGAGTACGCGATTGCCACCGCTTGGTCCAGCGGCTTGCCCGCGGCCTTCTCTGTCCGTACGTTTTGAGAGAATGTAGCCTTTGAAGTTCCCCGTTTTAGCGGCATCGGTAGCCTCCTTCTCTGCTAGACGAAGAATCTCGTCTTCCTGCGTGGTGATAATTGGGCGCGGCTCGGACACAGGCTGGGCCCGCTCCCCGATCACGATAGGTGCTACGATGCTGCCCTTCGGCTGATACTCCGGCGTCTCGGCCAGCGTCTTCAAATTCGACTCGCGCTGAGTCAGGCGGTCAAGCTCGACCTGCGCTGCCTTGATTTCCTTGGCGATGCCTTGCTTCGGACGACCCTCCTTCTTCGGCCCGCGTACTTCCGTCACGAGCCCGGCGATCTTGCCACGCAGATCATCCATCTGCCCGCGCACCTTGTCGAGCGGTGTGACGATGGGCGCGTCCTCGCGGCCGGACATTGAAATCGAGTCCGCCGTATAGATCAGGCCGAGGTTCTCGGCGTCGAACGACTGGAATGGCGATGGTGTGGCTGTGGTGTCCGGAACCTGCTCTACCACAGGAGGCGCAGCAGGGGCCCCAGCAGGGGGTGCAGCGGGGACGGGCGCAGGAGCGGCAGCGCCCATGCCGGCACGGCGGGCAGCGCCCACAGGGCCCCCTACGATGCCGCCCATGAGCGCACCCAGCGCCGCGGCGTTCAGGAAGTCGCTACGAGCCTCCGGCCCAGTCAGTGGCTGGTCGGCAGCGACGCGCTCGATGCCAGTCTGCGCGACCTCGGTGCCTGCCTCGATGGCCGCGCCGCCAGCAACGCCGAGGGAAGCACCCTTCAGAATCTCCGTGAGCCCGCGCGCGGGGTTCGCTTGGCGCTTGCCGAACACGCCTAGCATGCGGGCAGCGAGCAACTGCGGCACCACGTCGAGCGAGCCGGCGAGCGTGCCACCCACGACAGCGCGCGCGGCGGCGTCAGGCAGGCCAGCCTCTACGGCATCAGGGAAGATCGCGCCGGCTTCTTGCGCGATGGAGGAGGTCGCGAGCCCTGCGGTCATGCCCGCATTGCGCGCGAGCAGCGCTTTCGCAGGATCGGCGATCCCGCGCGCTGCGGCGACGCCACCCACACGACCTAGCAGGCCGGCAGCGACGGCGGTCGCCAACTGAGGCACGAGGTAACCCGCGCCGTACTTCGCGAAGTCGATGGCCCCGCTTACGTCCTCGATATCCTCGACACGCATCGAGGACTCGGCCGACTCCGCGAACGCCCGCTCAGCAGTCTCCAGTCCGAAACGCTTCAGCGGTTCGATGCCGGTCAGGTCGCCTGCGAGCGCGAGCGCACCGGCCGCGGTACCCTTGAGGGTTTTCGCGCCAGTCTTGAGACCCCTTTTGAACGCGCCCGGAGCGTTAGGGTCTGCAAATAAGCTGGTTCCGGCTACCGGCTGCGTTACGTCGAGACCTGCGCTCGGCGTGAACAGACTTTGTTCGGCCATTTAGTCGATTCTTCCTTCCTCTCGTAGACGTGCTAGGACCTGCGCACGAGTCATTTTCTCGATGCGCATGGTATCTTTGATCTGCTTGTCGGTGATCGGCTCTCGCACCGTCGGACGAAGCGCCGTACCGGCAGCTACATCCGTCACGATGGGGTTACCCATGATGTCAGCGGTAACTTTCTTTCCAGCGCCCAGCGCCGCCTGTACATCCGCAAGGGCTTTGATACGGTCGGACACCGAACCTGCTTCCGCCACCGCGGTCTCGCGCTCCTTGATCGCGCCAGCGGTCGTGGCTGCGCTAAGGCGGCGAGCCTGTGTCTGCGCAGCAGCAACCCCGCGTTGCTGCGCCACTTGCTGCAAGAAAGGCACCGCATTCGCGAAGATGCCGCCCTCTGTCCCGAGAACGGGAGTCACCGGGGCCGGGGCTACCACGGCAGCCGCCGCAGGAGCAGCCTCAACGACATTGCCTCGTGAATCGACAGTGACCGCCGGGCGGCTCCCTCTGCGGAACGCGCCTGTACCACGCTCGGGCACTGCGGTACCACGCATCAGGGCTTCCGCATCGACGGGAGTGCGTGCAGCGGGGGCCCCGGACGCAGCGGCGACGCCACCAGCAGGCTGCGGCAGGAACGTCTCATTGGTCCCAAACATGCGGTCGATCACCGTCTTCATCGCGACATCCCGACCGGCAGCGAGAAGGTTTCCAACGGTGCCCAGCACTGGATTGATCGCCGTAGCGATACCCAGCGGCACGTTGGTGGCCGCGTCGCCGAACTGTCCTTCGGTGGCCTGCTTCACGCCGAGTCCAGCCTGTACTCCACCGAGTCCGCGGAACAAAAGCCCGGCACCGGTAGAAAGCGCGCGTCCTCCGCCCCGCAACGAACGCATGATGCGCTCGCCGATATTCGGGCGATTGGCCGCGTCAGCGGTCGCCACAGGTGCAGCGTTCGTCGCGGTCGGGGTCGAGACCGAAGGACCCGCCGGACCGGCCGTAGCTCGGGCAGCGGATTGTGCGGTCGTGTTAACGACCGACGGCAACGGCGACGCTGCGGGTGCCGGACCAGCGAGACGGGCGGCACGGACACCTTGCTGGCGCTGCTGGAACTGACGCGCAGCGCGCAACTGTTCTTCGGTCATGCCCTCCAATGAGAATTCCAGACCATTAGCCATAGTGATCTCCTTACTCCTCCGCGACCTGAGCCGCGAGCGTGGTAGTCGAGCCGAACAGCGCGCCGAGCACTTGAGAATAAAACGCGGCTCCGAAGGTGGAAGCCTCCAGCCGGAGTTTCGCCTCGGCTGCCTGTGCCTCCACTCGCATTCTGAGTCCGGCCACCGTGATGTCCGCGGCCTTGATGCTGCCCTGAAGGTTGGCGTTAAGCTCCTCGACCTGCAACTGGTATGCCGATTTCAACGCGTCCACTCCGGCGGCGAACGCCGTGATGTCCGTCTTGTACACATCGGTGATCGCCCGCAGGTTCTCGGTCTGTGCCAGCAGGTCGCCCTTAAACCCTTCGATCTCACCTTGGTAGGCGATAAGGCGCGTGCGGGCTTGCTCCACCTCGGCGTTGAGGTTCGCCACCTGCACGTCGGCCTTCACCTTCGCGCCGGTCACCTGCGCGGTGTAGGCACGAACTTCCGATTCAAACGCGGTGATCTTAGCCGTTTCGCCATCGATCTGCGCTTTGTACATACCGAACTCAGCGACCTTGGCCTGCACCTGCGCGGTGTAGGCGTCGATCAGCCCGCGGAAGGCTTCGAGACGCGTACGCTCGATATTGGCCTGAATCCCTGCGGCCTCCATGCGGGTGCGATAGATGTTGACCACCGCCTGAATCCCCGCGAGTTGAGCGTTGAACGCTTCGACCGCGAGTTTCTGAACGTCCACTTCGAGGCGGGCACCGTCCAACTGGGCCTTGTAAATCTCGACCTGCGTCAGCGCGGAACGAATCTTCGTCTCGAATACCTGCGCTTCCACTTGGTACGCAGCCACTCGCGCGTTGTAGCGGGTGATCAACGAGTTGAAGACGGCAATCGACATCTCCAGCGTGATCTTAGCGGCGTTCAGCGACCGCTCCATGATTGAGTTGTGGAACCCGATCAGGATGTTCTCCAGTTCCTTCGCCTGTCCGAGGGCAAACTGTCGTGCCTTCAGGAAGCGATCCGAACGGTCGAGGAAAATCTCCCGGCTAATGCCGGACATCTTGTTCGCAAGCGACTGTTGCGCACGGTCGATGGCGACCGTCAGGTCACCCGGCGGGATCGAGAACCCGCGCGCCGCGTGGAATCGAGTCAGTTCATCGACGGCTTGCTGGGATACATCGAACTCGCGCGCGCGGGCGCGCTCGAACAACGCAAGCTCGTCGGCGACCTCGATACCGAAGCCACCGTTCGCAAGGTCCGAGAGCAGCTTAGCCTTCGTCTCGTCCAGCAGCGCAGACGAGTACGCCTGCTCGAAGAACTGGAACGTGTTCGTCGGAGCCACTAGATCATCGAATGGGGTCTGCGCATCGAACGTGGGAAGCGAGACCGATGGCGGCGACGGCAGACTCGGAAGCAGCACTGTCGGCGCTTCGGGGATCGAGACCTCGGGAGCGTCAGGGATCACCGGGTCCGAAATGCCCGGCGCAACCGGGGCGATGGGCAGGACCGAGGAAGGCGGCGTCGGCAAGTCCAGCGCCGGAGCCAGCTTCACGAAGTCCAGAACCTCCACCGGGATGACGGGGGTGAAGTCGATCTCGGGCACCGTGGGCACCGTAGCCGAGATCGTCGGGAACGTGGGACGCACAGGGCGCTGGGCAGCGAGTTCCGACTTCGCGCCGTCGGTGATATCCGAACGAAGAAACTGCCCGGAAAAGATAGGAGCTTCGAGGCTCAGGTTCGCCAGACTCGCGACCTGATTGATAAACCCGTCGGCCTGCGCGATGAAGCTGTTCGCGGTGCTCAACTGGGTGTCAATAATCTCAGGGACGGTAGCCATAGGCAATTATACCACTCGACGGTACGATTTTTCGGGGTACGGCTGCATCTTCTCGATCAGGAAGTCGGACCCATCCACGTTGAGCATCTCGAACTGCCAGTAGGGGGACTTGGGCCCGCGGCCGACCGGCACACGGCGCTCCTGAACCTCGTCAAGCCCGTTATAGGGGAGGGCGTACACCCGCGCGCCGCCCTGTGAGGTGATGGTCATAAACCGCATGTCGCCATTGGCTCGGAAGTTCGCGTAGATGCGGGGCACGCGCTTGTTGAGGCTGGTCCCGAAGCTCTCCTTGCCGGTACGCACGCGCGCGGCGATGGGCGTTCCCGCATCGTCATCCTGCCCAGCATGCAGGAACAGCCCAGCATCCCCGGCAGACAAGAGCGCGTCACGGAAGATGCCGTAGCTGTTAAATTCGAAGTTGCTGTACTCCGTGAGCGCCTTGCGACGCAGGTTAAGTACCCATGTACGTGTAGCCGCGGCGATCTCCGAAGTGATGCCGATCTCCACTGTGGGGGTCGGATAGAAGACCGCCATCGTGCCCTCGTACGGAGGGTAGCCGGCGAGCGCAAACGTAAAGGGGAACTCCATCCCCATCGTTCCGTTCGCGCCAGAGAGTCCAGTCGTGACGAGACGAGGGCGGATGATGATCGGCCGCATGTTGCCCAAGTTCTCCGACAAGGCGAACGCGGAGAACCGCATGGTAGCTCGGATTTTCATCGAGCCCAAGGTCTCTTGCTTGCCCGATGCCGCCATTTGCGGTAGCGGCGTCTTTACTTTAACCGAGCCCACGCCCCCGTTGATGCCCGACATCGACGCACTGATCGGTACTCGGATCGCCAACGTCGGCGCTGTACGGAGCGCGAGGATTGGCGCGGGCACCTTGAGGTTCATGCCGAAGGCAGTGCCGGCCTGCCCCGTCGCTTGGAAGCGCATAGCGGGCACTGCTACAGCTAGCCGATGGAAGAACGCCTCACCGATCATCGCCAATGACACAGCGGGGGTTGTGATCCCAAGAGCCGCGGGAGTGCCCATCGTCATCGTCGCGGCTGGCGTAGTGATCGCGAGGTCAAGCTGCGCAGGGGAGAACATGACGAGCGCAGGCGTAGGCGTTGTAGCCACGAGTTCAGCGCCGCTATCCATCGCGAGCACAGGTGCGGGAGCGTTAATCGCGAACCCGTCTTGACCCATCAAGACCGCGGGCATCGGCGTCGTGGCTGCGAGTTCGGCCCCACCGCCCATCGCGAGCGTCGGCATCGGCGTCGTGGCTGCGAGTTCGGCCCCACCGCCCATCGCCAATACTGGGGCTGGAACGGTAGCCGCTAGATCATTAACGGCTTCAGCTTCTTCCCAGCCGGTATAGCCCACGGGTGGCGTATGCGCAAATACGGAAGCGCCAAAATTCGCCGTGATCCGACCGGCAAAGAAGGCTGCAAAAATGGGAGCGAGAGAGCCGGATAGCCCTGAGAATGCTGTTCCTTGATCTACCCCATTTTTCCAGAAACTCAACGTGCCAGCATCAGCATCCCATAGCATACTAATGACATCGCTAATAGCCCATGTCGTGCCGTACGCCACGACCGAGCCACCAGTTCTTTTCTGTCCGCCCGGCTCGTAGGTCCAACTGTTCGCGTCTTCGCCGGCATCGGTAGTGATAACGTGTGTGGCATTAGCGAGGCCAAGACGGGGGGAATCGCTGCCCTCAACCGCGGCATCTTGAGTGAATTCGCAGTATAGCTTTCCGGAATCCTTAAATAGGGTACCGCGCACATTGTCAAATCCTGCTACGCCGTTACCTTCGGCCGTCAGGTTCCCGTTCGTCAGAACGCATCCGTCGTTATCCGAGGGGTTCCAAGTAGCGAATGCCATTAGCGGCTCCTAAATGAAAAACGTGCGACGTGCTTTATACACGCCGCACGTCTTGTCAGAACACGTCCCTGATTACACCGAGGCCGGAACGGTGACGGTCGCTGTGCTGATGGTCTGAGTCGCATCGACCGCGACGGTCGTGTTCGTCATGTTCAGGTCGGCACCCGAAGTCGCGACGCTGCCGTCGATGCGGTGGAACACCTCGGCGGAGTCGGCCGCGCCAGCGTCCGCTACCGAGCCAAGGAACCGGAAGTGACCGGCTGTGCCGGCGGCGACGCCGAGCCCGGACCAGACTTGGCTGGCGAGCTTCGACAAGACGCCCGTCAAGGAGTCGCCGAACAGCAGACCGTTCACAGAGTTCACGCCGCCCGCCATGTTGCTGTCGGTCTTCGTGATCGTCGTGACGGTCGAGGCAACCACCCAAGTGTTCGGGAAGGTACCGAGACCCGGCTTGGCAGTGATGGTGATAGTCGAGGTCGAAGTCAACGACGCCTTGAACAGCAGGTTCTTCGGGTTGTTGTTGATCTTGTCGATCACGTCTTGCGCGGTCTGCGCCAGCGACGTATTGAACGGCGTTGACGAGCCCATGATTTCAAGGGTGTTAACCGTCAGGGTGTCCACGGAACCGGACGCGCCGGTAACGAGTTCGACGCTACCGACCGAGGAAACTTCCAGCGTGTGCGCGCCGGAGCCGAGGGTGATCGTAGCGAGTAGCGTGCCGGCCGCGGCGTCGTTCGCGCTCGCGGGTTGCGCGCCGCTGCGAAGCTGCAAGCGGCCACCGGCAAACGCCTGCTTGATGGAACTGCCTTCGTTGATGAAGTTCCGAAGCCCGTCTGAGAAGCGAATGGTCATGGTCAATCTCCTTTGTTAGATATGTGTAACACTTTAGAACGCGGTGTTAGCCGGACGCTCCGTGCCACGAAGCGTGACCAGATACTGCACCGTACCTCGGGAGTCGCGTACCACTGCGGCTCCTTCATCCATGACCGGGTAGTTGAATCGGGCCGCGGTCAAATTGAGAACTGATCCGCCGGGAAGTCCGGCACAGATGCCTCTCGTCGTAGCGAACACGGCGGCAGGCCCTTGTCCTCGCTCCGAAATCTCCTCGGCGGAGGTGTAGGCCAGCGTGCCGGGGATGGCACCGTAGTCGAGGCGGGGTTGCTCTGTCCACTTGTCGGGCTCGCGCCCGGGTAGCCAGATCACTTCAGCCTCAGTACCCAAGTATACCCCATCATCCACGGGGGCCACAAGGGTGATCCGAGACGCGAAGGGCAGGCCCTTGCGGAGGTCGAATAGCTCCGGCGCGTAGGGCTCGCTCCGGTACAGGATGCTCCCGCGGGCGAGCAGCACATGCCCGGAGAAGCGCGCGAGATGCCGCCCGGGCAAGGCAGGGGACAGGAACTGGGTAGTGAGCGGAGTGGTCCCTGTGCGCTCCACGGTGTACGTGGCGTCGGTGGCGGCGTTCGGGAGCACCATGAGCAGCCACAGCGCATCGCCGTTCACCGGGCTCACGTAGAGGCGCTTGTGCGTCACGCTGGGATCGGAGGAGGCCGGGATATCGTAGAAGCGAATCCCGCCCGGGACGGTGAGCGACACGAGCCCCGAGCGGCCTACGCCCGATTCCTGCCCGTCCGAGCGCACGTACGTCAAGGCATACTGGTACAGGCCGACCGGTAGCGAGCCGCCGATAGGGTCCGCCAGCGGCAGCTTGGTCGGCGACTGGACGCCCCACGAGCGCGACTCGCCCTTCGAGAAGACGCCGGTATCGACGCCGTTCGAGTAGAACACCCGGTCGCCGATGGACGCATAGTACATGCGCTCACCCACGGTCAGCCCAGTGCGAACTACTCGCGTGCTGTGGTCGGGCAGCACCTCGACGAGGTTACCGCCGCTGACCATCAGGGCCACCACGCCGTTGCTCCAGAAGGAATGGTGAGCGGTAGCGACGGCAGTGGCCGCGAAACCCTCGCGGCGTTGCGCGCGCAGCGCGTCGGTGATGTCCGCGTTTAGCGCGACCGAGAGATCGCCCAGTTCGAAGCTCTCCTCGCTGACAGTGTTGCGCAGGCCGAGGAATTTCTCGAACGTGTAAACGTCTTCGTCTTGATTATTCGCTGCCACGGCCCCAAGCTCCGAAGCGGAATTGCGGGGCAGACTGCTGACGGCGCTCGCGGTCGCGCTTCGCCGCCTCGCAGCGCTCGTTGAACTCACGCACCCAGCGGGTCCCGAGCGAGCGCAACTCTGCGTCGATGTCCGCGGTGTTCGCGAGGCACATACCGGCAGCGTACTGAGCGAGTTCCAGATGGTGTTCCTCGGGAACCTCGGGCGTATTGTCCGGAAGGGACACGTCCAGAGCCACCAGAGGCATGCGTACGACGTTGAGCAGGACTTTCAGCAACGCCGCGGCGGCGTCCGGCTTACGGCGGATGCGCATCGTGCGCGTGCCCATGTCTACCGAGTAGCGCTGTGGTCGGCCGGGGTTCTCCTGCATGGAGACGTTGATGTCCCACACGTCGAAATCCATGTGGCCCCAGCCCGGAGTCAGCCGGTTATCGTCGTACCCCACGCGCACCAAGTCCACCTCGGTGTCGTCAAGACGCGCGGCTTTCACGTGCAGAATGGACTTGTGCAGAGGGTAGAGGGAGGTGTCCTCCACCAGTTGAATTTCAGTGACCGTGGGATTGTTCGGGCTGAAATCCTCCAGCACCCACGCGTCACGGCAGAGCTTCTTCTCCGCCTCGTTGAGATACCGGACCACGGTCGCGTCCGCGAATAGCTGATCGTTCGTGCCTGAGATCAGCACGGCCCGATCATCCAGCATCGGGCCCGTGATGTGAGCCAGTAGCTCAGAGAGCTTCATTACGCCACCGCGTTAAGCGTTGGCACTTGCACGTTCGTGCGCTTGCCCTCGGCGTTGACGGCCATCCCGAAGTTCTGGAACGGAAAGCGGCGAGCCTTCCGAACATCGAACCCGGCCGGATTGCCGGCGGAGTCCTTCTTCGGAATCGAGCGGTCTTCCACCGCGGTGCTCAGCACGCCCACGACCTCGCGCGGAACCTCGACGATCACGCCCCGCTGAAGTTGGTACAGTCGGCCGTTGACGCTGACCGGTACCGGGTCCACTTCGTTCGCTTCGCGGGCCTCGTCGATCATAATGGCGAATCGCTCTTTCGAGGACGCGCGGGATGAATTCGCCGAGGTGGTATCGCCTGCGGGCTGCTTGGCGCTGCGAAGCTCCGCATTGGCTTTTTCGGCCGCGGCGAGTTGGGCTTTCAGTGCCACGATCTGCGGATCGGTCTCGACTTCGAGGCCGGCGAGTGCTGCGGAATTGCTGTTACCGTTGGCTGCCATGATCATTCCCTCCCTGTGAAAGTTAGCCCTTCATCGTCTTCGCCGCTTCGTCGAACGCTTCGGCGTAGGCAATCTCAGGCAGTTGGCTCAGCGCACCCTTCACCATCTTAATGACATCGGGCACGGTCTTCGCGGCGAAACTCTTGGTGCAGTCGCCGATGTACGTCGGGTAGTCGCCCCGTTTCTCTTTCTTGTCTCTCGCTTGCTTCTCCTTGATCTTGTCGGTGTCCGGAACCTCGACCTTGAAGCCGTTCTCCAGAACCTCGATTCGGATCGTGAATTGGCTAATCATAGCACACCTCCTAGAAAAAGTCCCCGAACCGGCTCGTGGCCGACCGGGGACTTGGACACCTTCGCCAGTCGGCGATTAGCCGAGGGCAATCCACGTGTACTGCTTGTTTTGCAGGATCACCGAAGCGGCGATGGTCACGCTGTGACCTGCCTTGGAACCCGGCAAGGCCGTACGCGTATCGTTCACGACGGTGCTCGGACCCGGGTAGGCAACGTTGTTACGAACGCCCGCGTTCGTTGCATCGGGGGTGCCCGGCGTACCAGATTGGAGCCCGGAAGCAGCATCGAATACCACAATGCTGCCCGTGTCGAGGGAGCGAACGCCGGTCTCGATGGTCGCCAGAGTCTCCGTCGCAAGCATCCCTTCGAACTTCTCCCACTGGTCGCGGTCGGTCAGGTTGAGCCACAGGAAGTAGCGCGGCTTGAAGCCGAGTTCGATCACGGCCGCGGCCGGAGTCGCAGCGTCGTCGAGGTACCGACCGGTGGCGCGTTGAACGTCCGCGCCGTTGCTGTCGGAGTAGTTTTTCGTGATGGTCATGGGTGTCTCCTTGCTTGATGAATGGGGTGGCCGATCAGCCGGGGCGGTTAAGCCCCGGCGTCACCGGATTAGTTCGTCGCTGCGACCTCGGCACGGACCATCCATGCGTCGTTCAGGATGACGGAGGTCTGCATGGTCTTCCAGCCGGCGGTGCCGCGCTGGGCCAGCGGGTCGCCCGCGGCAGGCTTCGGGTTCACGACCATGATCGCGAGGCTGTCCTTGCCCTTCAGCGGCACGATCCCGTACGCGTCTTTCGCGAGGTACAGCACGGGGTACACGTCCGCGTTGGTGCCGGTCGTCGAGACCATCGTCGATGTTGCGCCACCCGCGTCGGGGAACGAGGTGAAGATCGTCGAGCGCAGGTAGCGCACGTCTTCGACCGCGCCGATCTCATTCGCCCACGGCGTCACGGTGCCGTATTGCTTGGTCGGAATGAAACCGGTGATGTTACGGATGTCGTTCTCCACGTCCGGGTGGACGAGGCCGATGAACGCCGCTTCCACGGGCTCGGTACGGAAGGCCGGAGTCGAGCCGACCACCGAAGTGATCTGCATCGCGTTCTGGCGCTTCAGGGCCCGGGTCACTTGGCGCTGAAGGTCCAGCGTCAGCGGGGTGTTCACGTCGCCACGAGCCGAGCCGTTGGCGAAGAACACGTTCGTGCCCGCCTTCAGCTTGTTGTAGCGCAGGGTCTCGACCGTTTGCGCGGCCTGCTCGCCCAGCACCTCGGTGAGTTGCTGGAGGAACGGGTCCTCGTGCGTGTCTTCGATCACGTCCGAGAACGGCACGAAGTCGCCATGCTGCTCCAGAGTGGCCGTCACGTCCGTCACGGTCACGCGGCTGCCGGCCGGCGTCACGCCTTCGACCAGCGGAGTCAGAGCGAGCGGCAGGGCGTTGTAACGACGGAACTTGGCGACCTTGGTCGCGCGGTTCGGCATCACGTACACCTGACCGAACTTCTCGATCACGAGGTGGGGAACGCCACGCGTCAGCATCTTGGCGACGGCGTGGGCGGCGGTACGCGGCGAGATGTCGCCGTAGGTCATCGGTGCGGGCATGGTTCAGTCTCCTTCTGGTGAAAAGCGGGGGTTATTTCTCCGAAGTCTGGAGAGTCGCGGCGGTCGTTGTGGCAGCAGCAGCCGGCGTAACCGCAGCTACGGCGGCAAGGCTGGTACCGGCCTCGGTGATGATCGCGTTGATCGTTGTCCGATGCGCAGCGAAGTCCACGACCACGGCATCGACTTTACCCTTCAATGCGGCGAGGTCAGCGGCGATGTCGGCCAGAAGTTTCTTCGTGTCCGGATCGACCTTTGCGTGAGCGATGATGCTTGCCATGTGGCCTCCTTACTTGTATTGCGCCGCGGCTTCCTCGAAGGCCCCGTCGAAATCATTCGGATCGGAACCCGCCGGAGTCGGCGTAGAGCGCTTTGACTGCACGGGCGCGAGCGACCGGGCCTTCTCGGCCGCGGCGGCGCGCGCAGCGGCCGTCTGTTCATCGGTGGGGGTGTTCGAAGCCGGCGGTGTTCCGGACGCCTGTGGCCCGGTGCCGTTCGCCTTCTTGTAGTTCGACACGAGTTCAACGACTTCTTGAACTGAGCCCTCATTGTACACCTTTTTGTAGGCGTCAATCAAGTACGCGGGCTGCTTCTGAATCCACGCGTCCAACTGCGGGGAAACAGTATCGAAATCCGGATGCTCTTTCAGAACCCCGGTGCGGAACGCGGTCTGTTCGACATTCTGCACCGTCTGGAATACCGGATTGATGTCAGAATACATCTTCTCCACCACGGCTGTCAAGGCCCGAGCAAAACGGGCCTCCATCACGGCGAGGGCATGGGCCTGATGCGTCTTCATCGCCCCCGCGATATCCGGCCACTCTTTCTCGAACGATTCCAGAACTTTCTTCTGGTCGTCCGTCAGGACGGGCTCGGGGATTTCGAGCGCGGCCTTGCGCTCCTCCTCAGCCTTCGCGGCGGCAGCGGTCGCGTCAGCCGCGGCTTTGTCATCCACGATTTTCTTCGCAGCGGCAGCGGTCGCGTCGGCCGCGGCCTTGTCGGCAGCAGCTTTCGCAGCGGCCTCGGCGGCAACCTTGCCCTCCGGTGTCGCGGCGAACTTGTCGTCCTCGATCTTCTTCGCAGCGGCAGCGGCGTCGGTAGCCGCCTTGTCCTCCTCGGCCTTCTTCGTGGCCGCGGCAGCGTCGGTAGCCGCCTTGTCCTCCTCGGCCTTCTTCGTGGCCGCAGCGGTGTCGGCAGCCGCCTTCTCGTCCGCGGCTTTCTGCGCAGCCTCGTCAGCGGCCACCTCAGCTTCCGTGGTCGCGGCAGTGGCAGCAGCGGCTGCCTTTTCCTTCTCGGCGGGCTTGCCGCTCGCAGGCTCCCCGCTGCCTTCGGCGGCAATCGCCTCAGCGAACGCGGCGTCGAAGTCGTTGGCGTCTACTTCTTTGGTCTCGGTCGTCATATCCCCCTCCCCTAGTTAGCCTGCCCCGGGAGTTGGAACTCCCTTGGGGCCTTCTCGATCAACTCCACGATGGCTTGCATGGCGTTGTATTCTGTCTGGTATTTTACCAGATCAGTACCCGATGCCTGCCGCCAGCTTTCCAGCGCGCGGTCCCGGCGGATGTATGCGAGACGGACTAGGGAGCTAAGCCCCTGCTCCGCGCGCGCCTGATGCACTACCCTTCGAAGCTCCTGCTCCTCCCCTCTGATCTTCTCCATGTGCGATTCCCTCCACGAGTGCGGTGAATGTATCGACGTTAGCGCCGGTTTGCGCCTTAATCGCCAGTGCGAAATCCTTGAACGCGTTGGAGATATTTGCACGAATCTCCGAACGGATCAGGTCTGCTTGTTGTTGCGCGGACATCGCTGCCGAATCCGCCTGCTCTTTCAATCGGCGAGCCACTTCGTCCTCGTCCTCCAGAATGTCCATCGGGAGGTCACGCGAGCGCATGCGTTCCAGCAACAGCTTGCGCGTGCTCACGTGCATGCGCTCCTCTGGTGTAAGCCCTGCGGCGAATTGGTCAAGGTGCACCGAACGGACCTCTTTCGCGATCAGCGAAGTCGAGCCGCGCGCGATTACCGCGAAGTCGCCCTTGATACTCTCGTCGTCGATGAACTGCATGTTCCAGTGGTACAGCGACGACACGAAGCTGGTCGTGAAGTGGTCGAAATTGCGCACCGTGTCGCGGATCGGCAGCGCCGCAGCACCCATCAGCATCGACAGGTTACCCTGCGTACGCAGAGCTTCCGAGCCGCCCTGCGTCACGTCACCCAGCGCCGAAGGCGGCAACGCCGTCTCGGTATCGGCGAACGACATGAACAGGTCGATGATCGACCGCAGTTCGGGGATGTGCGCATCCACTGAGATGCTGCGCACGGCCGGCTGAGCGGACTCTTGCCCTTGCCCCTCGCGCAACCAAATCTTGCGCGCATAGACATCGAGCGACTGCCCGGGGATCAGCAGGTCCTGATTCAGTTCGAGCATCGGCCCGGCGACCACGCTGGCGTTGTCCAGCATCATGCGGGACGCCTCGCCGATGGCGAGCGCGCTATCGCGCATCACCTGCGGCACACCGATGCCGAGCAGGTTGATATCGTCCTCCTCGTACACGAACACGTGATGCGGTCGAATCTTCGCGTCGTAGGGGTTCAGCTTGGCCTTGATGATCGTGTTGTCGATTCCCCATAGGTTGGCCTCAAGCTCCTTGCCGAGGTCCGAGTCAGGGATGTTCACGCCGACGGCGCGGAGTTCATGGCCTGAGACGAATCCCCACCATTCCCACACCTCGTACTTGCGACCGGTCAAATCGTTCAGATTCTTGCGGTCGCCCTTGTTGCGAAGCTCGATCTCCCACTCAAGCTCCTTGTAGTTGCCCATGGTATTCTCGCGCAGATACCGCTTAACCACGTCGGCCATGAAGTCCGGGCGCTTACCAAGTTCAGAGAACTGGTTGCGTGACATGATGTGGCGGAAGAACGACCCGTCCATCTGCTTGAACACCTTAGCGCTCAGGTCGGGGTACCAGTCCCACACGCTGACGAACTCGTACAGCGGCGCGAACTTCTCGACCACGGTGGCTTTCAGCTTGCCCATCGCGTCGCGAGTCCATTTGCGGGCCTTCTTCGAGACAACCTGCGGACCGCGGAGGATGCCGGCGGAATAGAGCACGGCGCTGAAGACCACGCGGCGCGCGAGCGTGATGTACTCGATCTCGTCGAGTTGATCCTCCATCTCATGGCTCATGCGCGCGGCCTTGACCTTGGCGAAGCTCTTGATCGCCTTTTCGATCTCGTCGTCGGGAATGTCGCTGTCGGGGGCCTGCCCCTCGGGGGCGGCAGCCGCGCGCTCGGCGGTGAGTTGGTCAAGCACGAGTTGCAGGTCGCTCTCGGATAGGTCCGGCAGCGGGCTTTCTTCGATGCCCCAGTTTTTCTCGGTCTGCGGGAACAGCATCTCCATCAGGCGCGAGACGGTCCCGATCACCTTGGTGCGAGTGATCTTCGGGTACGCCTTCGACTGGTCCAACGGGATGCGCTTCTCGATCTCGGGATCGTAGATGCCGCGGAACTGACGCAGGTTGCGCAGCCATTGCTGCTCGATCTCGCGGCGATCCTTTTTGTACTGCTCGAATTGTTTCGCTTTCGCGATCCCTAGCGTGCGCATCTTCTCCGCGTCAATCTGAGGGACTGTCGTCTGTTCGTCGGCCATTATGATCTCCTCGTGTAGATACCCGCGCGGCTGTTAAGCTGTTGCAGCCACGCTTTGCGTTCGGACTCCCGCTCGGGCTCGTTCGTACCCTTGAAATAGTACATGTCCCCGTACTGCCCGGCCTCGCAAATGTGCGAGTAGATGTTCTTGTTGACCTCAGTGCTTGTAATCCCGGCCTTACTGATCTTATAATGATACCCCCCTTTCATGCCCCGGATCAAGTACGCGCACTGCGGGCTGATCAGGTAGCCGGCCCCCATCTCCGTGCGCCGGACTAGGAAGAAATCGGTCGCGTTGGTGCGGTGGACCGGGGTGTTGGAGTAGGCGAACTTCACGGTCCTGAACCCCTCCGACTTGAAGATGTCCACGCACGATCTCTCGTCAGTCTGAGCGCCGGTATTCCCCGCCGGGTCCCCTGTGACCCGGATGTTGTACCCGCCGTACTTGTTCCGCAGCAGCGGCTTCAGGCGCTCGCGAATCGCGCGCTGGAGCCCCATCCCCTCGGTCACCACCTCGTCCAGCGTGAGCACGCGACCGTGCATGTCCTGCTGCTTCAGCGCGAACGCAGGCGTGTGCCCGAAGTCCGCCGCAATCGTCAGGAGCAGGTGCTTGTTCGGGATCAGCCGATCCTTAGCCACATGGAAGTCAGGATCGAATAGCGGGTGCACGGGCTTGCCGGCCTTGCTCTGGCCGTAAAGGCCCATGATGTAGACTTTAACATACTCGTCCGACTTGTCCTTCGCGAGGTTACCGTAGTAACCCGGGATCAGGTTCTTGATGTTGTCCGCGTCCTTATTGGTGCGCAGGACCCAGCCGTTCTTCATCACCACCTCGGCGATCTCGCCGGGCTGACAGCGCACCATGCCTCCGGGCTGCCTGAAAATCTCCCAACCGTTTTTCTTCTGGCGAGTCGGTTCATCCGGGTCGAGACCTTCCATCATCGCCCATAGATACGAGCCCTCCTCGGGCGGGTTGGTGTCGGCCCACATGCCAAACCACGTCGGCCCCCCGTCGTCCATCTTCGGGTACTGACCGATACGACCGTCCAGACCTTCCAGAATCTCCCGAGCGGTCTCGCGCGACTCGTTAATGTAGGCACCGGTCAAATCGAGCGACAGCAGGTTCTTCACGTCGGCCGCGTCGTCCAGCGCTCGGAACATCACCTCGGCGCGCACGTCGGCGAATTCGAGGAAGAACGTCTTGCCGGTCTCCTTGTACCAGCCGGCACCGCCGCCGTCGGGGAACCAGTCGAACCACGTCTTCATCGTGGTGTCCCTCAACTGTGGCATTGTGTTACGCACGATGGCCCAGCGCGTACGCCGGTAACCTGATTTGTCGCGCTTCTGTTGCATGGCTCGCTTAACCACGTCCGTCATACAGGTAACCGATTTTCCCGAGCGGAACGGGCCGTGTAGTAGACGGAATCGCGCGTCGCTCTGCATGAATGCAGAGCACACGGGCGAGCCAGAGAGATCGAGGCGGGTGATGGTCATGCGAGTGGCTCCGGATCAGCGAGCGGGTCGAGGTCGGGGTGGAAGAAGACGTAGTTGTTGATCACCGGGATTTCTGATGACGCGAATGTTTGAGTCACGAAGTCGTCGCCATACAGCAAGTTAATGATTGAGTCGTCCCCCACGGTATTCTCTACCACAGTGTGATATTGCCCGTACAAGGCCCTCAACGCGTCCCGAATTGGATTCCACAGATTGGCGAAAGCCCCAGCGTCGTTCGCTCCCAGCGCCGCGATCAAGCCGGGGCGTGCGGCATCATACTGATCACTGATATCGGACAGTTGCGCGATAAGTTGCTCGCGCAACGACCGGCGAGGCTGCCAGTTGGTACCCGACAAGTTCACCAGTTGGGTGTACTTGACCTGCCACGCCGTCGTAAAGATGACTGGCTCGCCAACGAACAGACTTGAGGGCAACGCTGCGCCAGCCTGAAGCGCTGAGAACAGGTTGGAAGCGGGCGGGGCGTTCCTATTCCGCGGCCCATGAATGGACGCAGTGAGGTTGAAGCTAAGTGCGGATGCCGCGTGGATCAGAATGAAGCCCTCCTCACCTTCTATGGCCGTTAACAAGCTAACGACATACCATAGGGGGGCGTCCTCGAAGTTCGACGACGGTGGAAGGTCCGCAAACAGCAAGTCCGTGCCCCAAGGTGCTTGCGAACCAGTGATCTGAGCAAACACGGGAGAGGGCACCCGGAACAATCGCTTGAATGCCTGACGGTGTACTTCCGTGATGGTGAACCCACCACCGGGGTCTCTACTATCCGAGCTAGGGCCGTGCAATTCCCACGTCGGCGTGTTATTCAAAAGGGTCCTCTGCCCCCCGTCTCCGACCGAGAAACTGGGAAAGGACGCATAACCACCCGAGAAGCTGCCCGTGAAAGGAGCACCCGTAATTTCCACACGATGTTTTTCAATGCCGTCCACGTACGCAACGTCCGTGAAGGCCCCCGAACTGCGGTCGAAGCGTAGCACTGTAATTCGTCCGCGCATTGTTTCGAATATCTTAACGGGATCACTGTCCGTAGGACCGCCGAAGCCGGTCTCCACCTGAGTCATCAGGGTACCGATCTGTGGGTGGTCTAGGGTCCTCGTTGTCTCGCCGGACTCGTCAGGAAACTGGAATACTACGGCAGCATCCTGCTTCGCAGTGATCGCCACTCGCCCCGTCAGGTTCAACCAGTCGGCGGACACCGCCCCGTATGTAAGAGAGCTAAAGTTGCTGGGGTTGAACGCCTGATTGAACTGATCGAACGTGCGGTCCTCATGTGTCTGGACGGGGAAGGTCTCGGCGATCCGTAGCGTGTTCTCGTCCTGCACCGTCAATCGAGCGCACCACGTCGCATCCTCGATGCCACTCCACGAAAAAGAGCCGAACGTCGGAATCACTGGAACAGCGGCCGTAGTAGTGACCTTCACTCCATACAGCACAGGGCCGTTTGGCAGCGCGTACACGCCGCACGCCTCCTCTTTAAAAATGGCGTTATTGGCATCAACAAACTCTTGGCGCGAAACGCCGCCCATCCATTGTAGGATATTCCCCGAGCCATCGTTTATGGCGATTGCTCCTACCCCCAACTCCGCGAAGCCCGCATTGCCCACTACGAATGGACGCATATCCATGAGCTTCCCGCGGACTGATCCATCGAGAAAGCCGGGGCTGAGACTTGGAACAAGCCTGCGCACACCCACTACGAATGGGGCGATTCCAGCGTGAAGCACTACATAACCGTCTTCGAATTGAGATTCGCCCCAAAATGGGTTGGCTCCAGACAACGAGATTGGAGGGCGAACCCACAGCGCATAAAGTTCGCCGTCATCTCCGATCACCACTGAGCTTGCCGCTGACATGCTCGGAACCGCGGTCAGGTCGGGAGGCGTGTTCGATACATAGCTTGCCAGAGACACCGGCACCTCGAACGACTCACTAAATCCCATGCTTAGTGTGTGCACCACGAGCAGAGCCTCCGTGTGATGTCCACGTTCCACAAGGAATCGCACCAAGTTCAAACGCTCGGTCATATTCTCGGGGAACATAGAGTCGTCATCCGTGTGAGTGAACACCATGTCAGGAATCTCGCCGGACGGGGCCGCGCTAATGCCTAGCACCCCATGAGGAACAGAGACATTCACCGGGCCTAGAAACGATTGTAGGACCGCGCGCCCCAGTCCAAGGATGCCAGTGACAGCGCTGGTGATCCTGATTCGGTCGCGAAACCCGCCCCACCAGATCGTGATCTCTCGACCGCGCGGTAGATGGAATCGGCGCACGCCGAACGGGAACAGCTTCCTGAACCGCTCAAGCTGACGCTTGGCGAACGGCAGCAGCCACGCGGCAGAAGCCCCATCGATGTCGATCTTAGGTAGTCTCATTGCTTGGTCTTCGTGCTCGGTGCGTTCGCGAGCTTGTCCATCGCCTCGGCAGGGTCCTCTCCTACGACTGTGTTCTCGGCCGTTAACTCCGGCTGCGGCTCGGGCTCCAGCTTTGCGCGGGCGGCTTCCGCGAGCGCATTCTGCTGCTCGATTAGCTCCGCGAGGATGTCCACCGGCTTCTCGAACACGCGCACTGAGGTAAGTTCTGCCTCGATCCACGCAGAGTATCGAAAGTGCTGAAGCAACGCGGAGATCGCCGCGCCAGCGCGCTTCGCCACCTCGGCCCGGTGGTCTGAGGTCTCGCAGTTCACGAGGTGATTAAGGCACGTCGCAGCGAGCCCGGTCATGCGAGTGATCTCGCCGGCCAGTAGCTCCTTCACCCCCAGCAGCGCGAGCACCTCCTCCTCGGTGTAGTTCGATCTCACACGCACTCCACCGCGCGCCACGTGCGCCCGAGGGTCTGGACAGTGCGTTCGGTGTACTCGTTCAGCGCCTCGGCAAGCTGCTCGGCCACATCGCGCATCGAGAGCGGGATACGCCGGGCCTTAGCCACGTCGAACGTGACCTCGACCCCGCGCGGGCCCTTGACGATCCGGTTCGCGCGCCCGGCCCAGTACAGGCCGCAGCATACGCCGTCCGCGTCGATTAGCTCCAGCAGGAGCGCGGAGGCCGGATGCGGGTCGAACGTGACGATCTCGCCGTCGATGGCGCGCAGCGCCGAGTGCCCCTCGCGTCGCGCGCTGCTCTCCTCCCGGTGCGGTCCGAACGCGATCCTCCCTACCGTCGCATCGCTGCTCATGTCTGGTCCTCCACTCGTGGTGTAATGTCGATGGTGGCACCGGCTGGCTGGGCCGGGGTCCCTGCGAATATGATCGACAGGTTAAACCCCGACCCAGCGCCGCCCCCCACCCCCTTCTCTTTCTCGGACGGCTCCAGCCCAGCCATCTTAGCCGTCCACTTGATGATGTCCGCCCGCACCGCGGCCGGCACCTCGTTGTCAGTCGCGAGCGCGTAGCTCTGCGTCAGCAGGTCCTCGGCTTGGATTTTCGCCTTCAACCGGAACGTGACTCCCTTCTCGGTCAACTCCTCCTTATAGCGCTTGATCGTGCTGATGAACGCCGGCAGCCCGATCAGCTTCTTCGCCTCCTCCAGCCCCACCCCGTACTTCCTGAACACGTCCGATGGCGTGGACAGCCCGAGCGCGAGCGCGTAGGCGATCCTCGGGTCGAACGTCATCGCCGCGGCGCTCTCGGGCTCGTACCCCGGCGGCAGCAACTCCCTCAGCCGGCGCGCCTCTCGGACGTTCGGCGGCTCGCCCCGGCGCTCGAAGCCCTCCGGTACTGTCTCTTTCTTGACAATGACCTCGGGCAGCGGCTCGGCGAGCCTCTCGAAGAAGCTGTCCGCGGCCGGCACCGGCTCGGCGCGCTTCTGCGGCAGCGCCGGCCTTGGTGCCTCCTCCCCGTCCCCCTGTGCACCCGTGGTCATTCCCGAACTATACCTGTCAAGTTGTGGGCTTGTCAACCCCGGGGTCAAGATTTTTACGGGTGCGGAGAATAGGGGGCCTAATCTCCGCAGGGGATAGGCGCTCGTTATACCCTACGGGGGATAATGTCAATTATATTAGGCACTAAAGGGGATAACGCCAATTATAATTGGCACGGACCTGTCGTTCAGCCGCTGCTGAAACAAGGCCCGGGGGTGGAAATGTCGCTGGGGAGCTACTTGCGAATCTCCTGCCGGGGCGTCGCGGGGGCGAAAATACGGATCGGGATGCGAATCCTAATTGTGTTACTGTTGAGTTGTTTACAGGGCCCAAAAATTGCCCGAACGTACACGGGACAGGGGGACAGGCGGGGGCGGGCCGGCGCGCGTTACCCCCAAGGGGGTCCACAGCGCAACAATAAAGCATGCTTATTGCTCTGCCTGCGCGCCGGAAACCGCTGAACAATCAAACAGTTAAGCGGTGGCGTGCGGGGGATGCGTAACACAATTACGCAGGCTTAGCCCGTCGCGTTGACACTTCGCGCGGCCAAGTGGTTGATTTGTTGATACTATCCAACAGGTATCCAGAGGAAATCATTAACTGGATAGTTGCTGACGCCCGGGGACTATGCGCACTATCCATACTATCCATCTAAAAAAAGAGAGCAGCAAGTCTTTTTGTCTTGTGAGTTTGTCACACGGTTAGGCGGTGCGCGCATTCCCTTCCGCGTTTTCGCGTGCGCGTTCAGTTACGCTCTGTATTCCGCTGGATAGTACGGATAGTTGCTCTGCGAGGTGGCAACAGTCCAACAAAACAACAGTCTAACCACTATCCACCTTAACCTGTCATACACAGATTCCCGCCGGATACCCTCTGGATAGTTGCCCGGAAAACCGGCCATTCTGTACAATGTAGGGCTCTACAACTTCACAGGGAGACCGCCTCATGTCCGCATTACCACGCCTGACCGCAGCGCGCACCGCCGCTATCAAGCGCTTGAAGCGTGCCGAAAACAGCGCGCGCCGGGCCATTGCTCGATTCAAGGTCGCCCAAGGCGAGATTGCCGCGCTCGATATCGACCTTGCAAATGCCATCCATGCCGAACGCACCGGGGCGACGCGCCAAAGGGGCATAGAGCCCGCGCCTGTGCCGACGCTGCCGGGGCGCACCGGCCCGGGCCCGGACAAGGTGTAACACAAATAGATTGACCGCTAACCGTGTTACGTGCTAGCGTGCGGGCGGCGCTTCGGAGTGCGGGGCGCACCGGCCCGGCGGCACCGGGTAGGACTAGGAGCTAGGACCATGAGACGACAACAAGTAACCGAGATTAACGCCGAGCTTCGCGGGCCCGTGCGCGAGCAAATGCTGCGGGACATCATGTGCACGGCGTTTGAAGGCGGCTGCAACTACTGGGCCGAAGCGCGGCGCGTGCAGCGCGGGGGCGACGGCGGGACTGAGTATCTCAGCTTCGACCTGCGCAGCGCGGAAGATCGCGTCGACAAGCGGCTAGGCGCATGGGTGCGCATCGACCCGGACGCCATCGAGCGCGGCATGCAGCGTATCGCGGACAGTCGCAAGCCGGACGCGCCGCGCTGCAAGGTTGCGCCGGGCCATCCTTCGGCCAGTCATGCGGCCTGCGGCGTATGCGATACCATCTTCGCCGCCGTGCTAACCGCCATCGCGGACCCGGAGGGCGCGGACCTTGACGCGGGCGATGCTGACTGCATCGTACAGGCGGCAATGTGGGGCGAGATCATCTACGGGTGATGGTCTAGCGGGTAGCGCCCGGACGTGTTAAGCTCCCGGCGCTACACGGTGGGCCATCTGGCACGCCACAACCTGACAGAGGAACAGCACCATGAACCTGCAATTTATCTTCTCGCATCTGGCCGACTTCACGCTGGCCGTTCACGCGCTCGACGAGTACGCGCTACGCCTGCGCGCCGCTGCGCGACAGCCGGAGGTGCCCGAGGAGGAGCGCGAGCTAATGATCCAGAACGCGGGCAACGCCTACCGCATCGCGCGCGAGATGGAAAGCCGGAGTTTCGCCGCTGCTGGCGAGCCGGGCCCGGAGAAGCATTAGCGCTCAGCCTGTAGCGCCCGCCGTGGGCGCTATGGGGTGCGCACTACAGGCACCTAACCAGAGGAGTTAGCACCATGAGCAGAGACTTCTACGAACCGAGAAACGAAGCGATGCCGCGCACCGCGCACGACATGCTGCCGGGCGACGGATTCAGCACCGCACAGGCGCGCAAGGCGGCGCACGCGGACGCGGTAGGACACGGCAGCGTGCAGCCGTGGAGCGCGGGCCCGCTGTTCCCGTGCGTAATCGCCACGGTGGAGCGCTACGAGACTTATCAGCCGTTCGAAGCCTTCCGCCACTATCAGGACGCCTATGGCTGGAGCGACGAGGAGACCCGGCGCAACTACGAGGGCTGCCGGGATACGTGGTACGCGCTGCGGTCGCTCGCGTCGCGGCTGCAATCCACCTCTTACCTGCTGTTCGCCTACGGGCGGCGCGAGGAGTACGCGACGCGCGAGGATGCTGAGGCGGTGGCGCGCAGGCTGAACGCGGGCGGGGCGGACCTGCACCGCTGGCGGCAGATCGCCGCCATTGAGCGCGCCGCGCAAGGGCTCGCCGAAGCGGACGAGATTGACCAGCGCGCACGCGACGCGGGGGCCCTATGAGCCACGGCTACGAGTCGAAGCGCTTCTCTATGACGCCAGCGCAAGGGCGCGTGCTGTATCACGCCGAGCGCATTTTTCGCTCTGCCGGCGGGCCCGGGTGCTTAGCGGCGCAGACATGGCGCGACGCGTGCGCCGAGGCCGCGCTGCCGGTAATGGTGGATACATGGACGCATGAGCAGTGCATGCGCGGCCTGCGCCTGATCGAGTGGGCGGCGCGCAAGCATCGCATGCATCTGTTCCGCGACTGCTCGACCGGCTGGCAGGACTTCGAGCGCCGCCGCGCGCTGCGGGTGCGTGAGCCGGTGCGGGGCCCGTTCATCTGGTGGGCGGCGGAAGCCGAGCTACTGTAACGCAGCCTCTAGCGCCTGCTATACTGCGGGCGCTACTGGGTGCGCAATGGTGCGGACCATAACGAGGAGCTAGAGACATGGACGAAAAGCACGAAGTGCTAAGCATCGGCCTCAATGGCAAAGGCGACGCCGTGCTGCGCGTGCGCGTTGCACGCGGGGCGCAGATCGAGGTAAGCACGAACACGGTTAGCTTTGCGCGGCTCGCGGCTGCGGGCGTGCAGGTGGTGAATGAGTACCAGCGCCAAGGGCCGAAGGGCTAGCGCTCAGCCTGTAGCGCCTGCACTGCGGGCGCTATGGGGTGCGCGTCACAGGCACCTAACTAGAGGAGCTACACAATGCAAACGCCACAGGTTAACATCGGCACGCATCGCAACGGATTGCGCGGCATTCTTGACTCGCTGGACGGTAACGGCTTCGCCACGTTCAACGCGCTGAGCGGCGCGCGCTTCACGGTGCACAATGCCGAGGTGCTGCTCGACAGCGCGACGAAGGAACAAGCGAAAGCAACGCGCACCATGTGGGCGACGTGGCCGCAGCACGGCGGGCCGCTGTCTATCAGGGTCGAACGCAAGCGCGGGCGCTCGCCGTCCCTGATCGTGCAGCGCATGCCGCAGTCGCTCGCGCAGCACGTCAAGGCGACGCGCAGCATCAAGGCGAGGGCGAAGGCCACCATGCTCTAGCGCTCAGCCTGTAGGGGCTCTACGGGGTCCCTATGGGGTGCGCACTGAGGCACCATTACAGAGGAGCATTTGCCATGCAATCGAAACGAGCAGAGAAGCAGCGCACGCTCGCACGCCGGGCGCAGCGCGAGATAAAAGAGCAGTCCATCCTGTGGGCGGTGCGCCGCATCGGCGAGTCACAGGCGGACTACGAGGCGCGGCTACACGGGCCGCTGAGCAGCTACGCGCAGCGCCGCGCGTCGCGGGGAGGGTGAGCCATGGGCTACGATTACGACGACATGGACGACCGCAGCGACTTTGCCGACCCGGGCGGGCGCTCGGCGTTGCGCGCATCGTCGCGGCGCAATCCGCGCAATCTACCGTGCCCGACCTGCGGCGAGCCTAACAAGCTCACGCCGAAGGACCGCGCGCTGGGTTACCAGTGCGACGCGTGCGCGGACAGCGAGGGCTTCGGACCATGAACAAGCGCGACATGTTGTTAGGTGGGCCCGGGCTCGACGGCTACGCTTACCGCGCGGACGTGTACTGTATTCGGTGCGGACAAGCGACCATTGAGGCGCTGCCGCGTGAGGAGTACGGCGAGCTAGAGGCGCGCGACAGTGACACAGTGCCGCAGCCTATTTTCTTCGGCGAGGCTGACACCGCGCAGCACTGCGGCGAGTGCGGCGAGTACATGTACGGGCCCGAGGAGGAGCCGGACCCGTTCGCTTGCACGGACCCGGGCGGGCACGTGTTCCGCTGCACCGGCACGCAGTACGGCGGCGACGACTCGCGCTGGAATGGCGAGGGCCGCAGCCTCTGCGTCCATTGCGGGCACGACGGCGACGGCTAGGAGGTTCTCCCTGCGCATGCTCACGCGTGCGCAGCGGGGGCGCTCTTGCCCATCACAGGAGGTTAGTTATGGGATACGTTTGCATGATCGACAAGGCTATGAGCGGCTGGGGCCCGTGCCGGGGCAAGCTGAATATGTACGTGATCCAGTGCGAGACGGGCGCGCAAATGGCCCGTATCGAGCGCACGGCCAGCTTGCGACGGGAGATGGTGCAGGTGCACCGCCGCTATATGCTCCCGAAGGACACGGCGCACCGGCTCGTAACGCTGCGCCAGTTCCATCAGGTGCCCGGCTGGCATGTTGACCCGGTAGGGCGGGACGCATGAGCGCCTGTCCCGGCTCTTACTTCGGCGCTATCCGCGAGCACCCTGTTACGCGAGCGGGGGAGTGCCAGTCCTGCGGGCGGCGCTTCGACCGCGCGGACATGGCGGGCACGGACAAGCGCAACGTGCCGCTGCATTCGCCCCGATGGGTCAAGGAATGGACGGGCGCATAGCGCGGACCTGAAAACCGGGCGAACCGTGGGGCTAGAGGTGCCACCTCTAGCCCGTGCGGTGTTAAGACCCTGTTAACGACTATGGTATAATGGTCGTTTCGAGGAGGTCCAACGCATGGCATTTAAACGACTGACGCGACCGCAACGCGAAGCGATGAAGGCACTCCGCGAGCTAGGCGGCGAAATGATGGTGACCCCGCAGGACGCCCGCTCCCTAGCTGTACTGAAGCGGCGCGGGCTCGTGCGATACCGGCGGGACGAGCACGGCGTGCGGCTCGTGGCGCTGCGGGAGACAACTGCACAGGCACGTGCACGCAGGCGCGAGGAGCGGCTGTACGGGAACCTCAGCCGCTGGCTGCGCCACGAGGTAGCGACTGGACGGCGTTAACAAGGTGCTTGACAAGCGCCCCGAGCACGTTTAAAGTGCCGGGGCGTTTCCATTTAAACCATAGGAGAAACTGAATATGAAAGCGAAGCACGAGACACGCGAAGAATGGCTCAACGAGGCGGTAGACCTGCTCCGGCCCATCTTCAAGGCCCGGGCCAAGGTGTCGCTGCCGAAGGATATCCGCATTAGCTGCGGCTGGACGAGCAGCGGCAAGCGCGGCCGGGCCATCGGCGAGTGCTGGTCGAAGAAATCCAGCGCCGACGGGCATATCGAGATGTTCATTTCGCCGAGGCTCGACGATCTGATCGACGTGCTACAGGTGACCACGCACGAGTGCGTGCACGCGGGAGTCGGGCTCGAAGCGAAGCACGGGCCCATCTTCAAGGCGGCGGCGCACGCGATGGGGCTCGAAGGCAAGATGAAGGCGACGGTCGCGGGCGAGGCGTTTAAAGCAGAGGTCGCCAAGCCGGTCCTCGCTAAGCTGGGAGCGTACCCGCACGCCGCGCTGTCCGGAGGCATGTCGTCCGGTCCGAAGAAGCAGGCCACGCGGCTGATCAAGGTGTGGTGCCCGTCCTGCGAGTACACCGCCCGGATCACGCAGAAGTGGATCGATGTTGCGCTGCCGACCTGCCCGAACGAGGAGTGCGAGGCGCACGGCGACGACATGGAGGTGGGGTAGTTGACACGCGGCCCGGGTGCAGCTAGACTCGGGCCGCTTTCTTTCCCTTAACAGAGGAGACACGAGCATGGAAACCGGATGGACCACTATCGAAAAGCACTCGCGCAGCGGCTGGCACGCGGGGACGTACTACGACTTCGACGGCGACCGCAAGCTGAGCCTGCACACCAGAAAGGACGCGCGCGGCGGGATCAGCACGTTCGCCAGCGTGGCTCTGCACAAGGACGGCTTCACGACGCACGCCCTTTTTCAGGACTACGGCAAGACAGTCCTCCAGTCCGGCAACAAGGCAACCGAGAAGGCGGTGACCACGCTGCACGCCGAGGCGCAGGCCCTGCTCCCCAGCATCATCGCGGACGCGAAGGCGCACTACGCGGCGAAGGGCGGCTACTGGCCGCGCGAGGTCGCGACCGTGCGGCCGGAGGCGGCGGTATGAAGCCGACCCTTGAGCAGTACCGCGCGGCGGCTCGTCGCCTGTATCACGAGGAGGGGAGCGTGGAGGTGGACGAGCGCGCCCGGGTGTCTGAGCGCGCGGCTGGAGGCGACGCAGGCCGATACGTGCAGGCGTGGGTGTGGGTGGCCGACGACGAGGCGGGTGACCTTTAAACGTCCTCGCCGTCAACGCAGGGCAGCGCGCCGCCGCGCTAAGGTGGACGCTGCCCTGCGTGCCAAGTCGCAGAAGCTCCGGGCCCGCCTGCCAGTGCGCGAACGGCACCTCGCCCGGATCAAGCATGAGCGCCGCATGCGAGCCCACGCCACGAGCGGGCGCTCGTTCCCTTACAACTGGGCATGGAATTAGGAGGCTTGACAACCGCACAGTTAAGCCTTAGCATGCGCGGTCGGGTCGGAACTGAACTCGGTAAGGGGTCGCCAGCCAAGGGAACCTTTCAGTAGGGCGCTGGCCGAAGGAGCACGTAGCCGCCCACCCGTCTTTTAATTGAACAGGAGGACACATGGCACGCGCAACGCACGTTAAGGCGGCACGCCGCCGGTACTCGGAGGACGAAACCGGTATCGACGGCGGGATCAAGAAAGGCCAGTCGTACTACTGGTGGAAGTTCAAGCGAGGCGGCAAGCGCTTCAGCTTGACCCCGCCGAGGGCGTCGCAGCTTACACAGTCCGCCTTCTACGGCACGCTGGCCGACCTTCAGGACCGGATCAACGCGCTGGAGCCGAACGAGTCCCTCGTGGACGAGGTGCCGTCCCTCTCCGAGGCGTTGCAGGAGCTAGGCGAGGAGTGCCAGTCGAGTCTCGACAACATGCCCGAGGGCCTGCAACAAGGGCCGACCGGCGAGCTACTGCAAGAGCGCATCGACGCGTGCCAAGGGGCAGCAGATGAACTCGACGGCATCGACCTCGAAGCGCCCGAGCCGGAGGAATTCGAGACACCCGAGCGCGAGGACAGCGAGAGCGACGAGGAGTTTGACCTGCGCGTCGCCGACGAGCGCAAAGACCACGAGGAGGATCAGGCGCGCGTGATCGAGGAGCACTGGGAGTCGGTGCTCGACGAAGTGAGCGGCGTGGACCTGAGCATCGGCTAATGGCACGTAACGATCCAGCCCTCGCTAAGCGTTACCCGCACGTGTGGAGTCCGTTCCTCCTGTGCCGGTACTGCAAAACCACGCCGAAGGATGCACAGCGCATTCAGCCTGAAAGCGGGGGCGTGGGTCCGTGTCCGCTGTATCCAACTCTTAAACCGGAGGACAGATGAAACCTGATATCGTCACGCTTCTCGACTACTACGCCGCGCACGCACCGGCTACTCCGCTGTGGGACTTCCCCGTGCGCGGGTACGAGGAGCGGCCCAAGGTGTTGCACGAGGAGGGCGAGTGCATTAACTTAGCTGAAATCAACGCCTTCGATCAAGGGCGACGCGACGCGAAGGCCCGGCAGTGGCCGTTCGTGTGGGCCAACGCCATGCTCGACGAAAGTCTCAACCACATCTAGGGAGGACCATGCACATCGAGATTGCACGTGATTTAAACGCCCTCGGCACCATCCGCTATGACGTGAGCGCGGCTGGGCGCACGTCTCACGGCTTTCGCCGCACGGCCAACGAGGCACGGCAGGCGGCGCAGGAGGACGGCGGCTACATGTACCTCTTTGCCCGCGCCGAGCGCGAGGAGGAGCCGGTCGCCGAGCGCAAGCCGCTGCCGCGCCGACTGCGTGAGAAGCGGGGGTCCGAATGAGCTTCGAGATCGGGCTGAAGTTTCACCCGCACCACAAGAATCCCGCGCGCCTGTATGGGCATGGGGTGTATCGTGTGGTGTCCTGCCAGTACACGCCGCCCGTTGACCCGCTGATCCGCGTGCTCCGAGGCGGGGAGTTCCTCGGTGAAGAACTGCCGACGCTCCTGTTCCTGCGCACCGAGCGCCGATACAAAGTGCGCTCGCGCGTGGACCCGCGCAGGGTGCTGGGCGTATGAGGTTCACCACCTCCAGCATCACGACTCGCGGCACGCCGCGTAAGGTCTCGGGGCCGCTGTTCCAGATGCTCGTTGAGAACTTCAACCGCAATGGGTGCAGCGGCCCACACTCCCCGCTGGGGGTGACGCTGGCCCCGCTGCTGAACTACCTCGTCAAGCACAGCATCCCCTTCCGCCTGATCTACGACCCGGAACTGCACTCTTACGTGGTGTACAAAGGGACAGGGTATTTAAACGACACGAAGGGGGTCGCTACTCGGAGCGCTTGACAGCCCCACAGGCTTAGCATTACACTCTCGGGGCTAGTACACTTAACCCTTAACTGAACAGGAGGACCACCATGACCATCAAGAAAACGCTCAGGGCACAGATCAGCGGCATCCGCAAGGGCCGCAAGATCGTCGTGAAGGCGAACCGCAACGTCGCCGCCGTGACCGCGCACCGCGCGCTCGGCCGTGGCAAGTACGCGGTGTCGTCGCTCAGCAAGACGCAGACCGAAGTCCGCCGTCTCGGGTGAAGCACCCGACGCAGAGGATGCAGGAGCGGGCGTGGGCCCGCCATGTGAAGGCGCTCGATGCACTGGAGCGCCGCCGCCAGCGCCGCCGTCGCGCGGAGCACAACATGGGAGGGAAGCAATGACCCGAGCCATCAAAGCCTTTCTCGCTGCTGCCCTGATCTTCGGCGCGTGGTCTTACGCGCGCCCAGCACAGGCAGCGGGCTTGTGCCCTGACTGGTGGGGCACGATGCCACTCACCTCGTACCACTTCGACCGCAGGCGCAGCAACGGCGAGCGGTGGAACGAGGCGAACCTCGGCATCGGTATCGAATGCAAGGCAGCGAAGGGCTTGCGCTTGGGCGGCGGCTACTACCCGAACAGCAAGAAGGAGGACACGTTCTTTCTCGGCGTGATCGCCACACCGTGGGAGTGGAAGCGATGGGAGTGGGGCGGGTCCTTCATGCTGGGTACCGGCTACAGCGAGAAGGTGCTGTTCTCCGGCCTGCCGACCGGCGCTGCCGTGCGGGAGTTCGACGGGGAATGGAAGGGCTGGGGTGTCACTGTCCTGATCGCCACGAGTGCAGTGGCTCTCAAGCTGAACCGAGATTTCTGATGGGCCGAGGTACGGGCCAGCACAAGGCGGTGCTTAACGTGCGGCTTCCCGTGGAGGAGCGCGATGCGTTGCTCGCTCTCGCTGCGGCCCGAGGGCAGTCGCCCTCCGAGTTCGTGAGGCAGGCTTTAAACGCAGTGCTGGGTGCGCTGCGCTCTCAATCAACCGACAAGAAGGAGGCACCATGACCTATCACCGCAAGCCCATCCGGGGACTCCCGAAGGGAAGATTCTTCGGGCCCCTCGTTGATGCGGCGAAGCTGAACGGCTTCGACCTGAACCTGCCCCTCGAAACCATCGACGGGGACGAGGTAATCGTGCTCACCGTGGACGAGGGACATCCATACCCCATCGTGGGCGAGGTGCATGACTACAACGCGAACGTCGGCTGGCTCGCCCGCTGGCGCGAGACGGGGAGCTATCGCGGCACGCTCGCGGCAGCGATGAAGCACTCGCTGTATTACAACACTGAGGGGCCCATCGCGCGCGCTTACATCAAGGAGCGGGCCCCGCGTATGATCCAGTTCGGCGGTGCGCGCCCCGCCGGCAAATCGTGGCTCTCCACTGCCATTCGAGCGGCAGCGGAACGCGTGAAACTGAAGAACGACCTGAGCAAGGTGTACTCGGCGGCGCTCGCCGACCACTCAGCGCAACATGTGGCGGCGGTCGCCTTCCACATTAACCGGCTGCTCGACGAGGGGCGGGTGAGCTTTTCTCAAGGGCTCGTGGATTTCGAGACGCTCGCGTACGTGGTTCGGCTCGCAAACGATCCCACCGTTAAGATCGGCATCCGTGGGGACTTCATCAAGTGAACGCCAAGCTCGCAAAGATGCTTCGCGGCCCCGCCCAGTACCGCAACCAGTCGGCCACACCCGGGGTCACGCCGTTCCCGGGGATCATGCGCATGTACCGCCACCCGGTGTACAGCACGCGCATCACGACGAAGACTTCGTTCATCCGCCTGCCGATGGAGGACAAGGTGACGAAGGTGTTTACACGTGTTCGTCACATGGTCGTGGATCGCTGGGGCAAGCCCATCGTGGAGATGGTGACACACTCCCCCGGCACCCTGCCGGTGGCCTTTGGCGACGACGGCAAGCCGACCGAGTTCAACAAGCACGTAGTGGTACAGCCGAAGGAGCAGGTGGTGCCGGTGACGAAGCCGGTGCGGCTCGACCCGACGTGCGCGAAGGCGAAGTACCGGGCGCTCAAGCGCCTTGGCCGGAAGGGGCTGCTGATTCAGACCGGCGCAGCCATCATCGACTCACTCAAGGAGGTGCCAGCATGAAATCATTCCTCAAGGGTCTGCGCAATGTGATCATCTTCATCGTGCTCCTGATCGGCCTGATGTACGCGGTCGCGCAAAGCGGACGGTACGATTACACTGCGCCGCGCTCGACTGTGCACGCGATCTACGGTGATGCCGAGGTGAAGTCGAGCCAAGGCTCCGGTGTGATGATCGCCCCCCGTCTGATGCTCACGGTGACACACGGCATGCTCGACCAGCCCGTCTTCGTGGGCGATCTGCGCGTGCCGGCCAAGGTGCTCAGGACCGACAAGGAGAAAGACCTCGCACTCCTTCTCGTGGCAATGGATTGCCCCTGCGCCCGTATCGCACTGGCTGCTCCCGAGATCGATGACCGCGTGCTCGCCATCGGCTACCCGATGAATTCGATCACGCGGATGCAAGTGCTCAGCGAAGGGCGATACCAAGGGGTCAGACCGGATTCCTTGGTCGCTGCCATTTCGGCTCCGCTCGCGTCTGGTAACTCAGGCGGCGGCGTATTCGCATGGGATGGGGTGAGGTGGGCCCTGATCGGGATTGCCAGCGGCGTGACGGTGGTTCGGCTTCCTCCCTATGGGGACATGAGCATGCTCCCTCACTTGGGCTCCGCCGTGAGCACCGCGGCCGTACGGACATTCCTGAACGTGGGCCCCTCTCTACTCGAACTGAACAATCTTACGCCGGAGAAGATCGTGAACACCACGCCTGCTGCGACGGTCGAGGATGGTGAATCCGCATCATGGGCCGGCCTCGCTCGGGACCTCGCCGAGATTCAGCGGCTGATCGAGGAACACGCCCAGCGTAAGGGGTACTGATGCTCGCTGAGGCCGCACTGTGCATGGCGCTGACGGTGTACCACGAGGCCGGGGGCGAGCCCTACGTGGGGCGGGAGGCCGTCGCGCATGTGCTTCACAACCGCGCTAAGAAGTACGGCACGAGCATCTGCTGGGAGGCGTTCAGATACAAGCAATTCTCGTGGACGCTGTACCCGTCCAAGCTGGAGCGCCTTCCGAAGGGGCCCGCATGGGAGGACTCGAAGCGCGTCGCCCAGCGGGTGCTGTCCGACACCTCGGACTTCACGGGCGGGGCTGATCACTTCCATACCGTCGGCCTCACGCCGAGGCCGTACTGGGTGACGCCGAAACTGGAAGTAGCGGGCCAGTGGGGGGACCACATCTTCTACCGCCCTCGGCGCAAGTGAGGTATACTGCCGCCCTTGTTCTGCTTCTCGCCGGCTGCGCCACGCTCGATGCGGGGCCCCGGCGGACCGCAGAGAACACGTGTAACTTCCTGTTCCTCGCCGCCGTACCGGTAGCGGGGGCTGTACTCGCCGCCCTGTGCACGTTCGGCGTCGAGGAGATACCAGAGGAGAACGAAGATGTTTCAGGCAATCGTAGAAGCCCTAGCTCATTGGCGCGACCGACTCGCCCTCGCTGAGATCATCGACGCCTATGAGCACGGCGTCGTTCTCCGCTGGGGGAAATACCATCGCACGCTGGGGCCCGGGTACCACTGGAAATGGCCTGTAGCCGAACTCGTGGTGCAGGTGATCACGTGCGACCGCACCATGCATCTCCCGGCGCAGCCGCTGACCACCCTCGATGACAAGTCGGTGAGCGTGGGAGCGGCGGTTAAGTATTCCATCATCAATCCCGAGAAGTTCGTGACGCAGGTGTGGGATCAGCACGACGTGCTCGCTGACGTAACGATGGGAGCGGTGTGCAAGGTGATTAACAACACCACGTACTCCGCGCTTGTGCATGAGACCCCCGTGGGGGAGATCACGCCCGAGGACAAGGTGCTGGAGCGGGTGCGCAACAAGGTAACAGCCAAGTACGGCTTCAAGGTGCACGAGATCACCTTCATCGCCTTCGCTCGGTCGCACGCTATCCACCTCGTGCAGCCGCTTCCCAAGGACATCGAGAACTAGCATGAGCCGAGATTGGTTCAAAGGCATGTGCAAATTTATGGTTAGCGACAGCGCTAGTCATATCGTCGGTAAGCGCCCATGCTCGCGTAAGCCGGTGAAGGATGACCTGTGTGCTTTCCATCAGCCCGAGAAGGTCAAGGCGCGCTACGACAAACTTCTTGCGAGACATCGCTGATGCAACTGATGATCCTCGACTACGAGACGTACTACGGCGACGACTACACGTTGAGCAATCTGTCCACGTCGGCCTACGTCATGGACCCGAGGTTCGAGGTGATCGGAGTTGGCATCCGCTACGGCGACCGCCGTGCATGGCTGGAGGAGTACCAGTGGCGCGCATTCGCGCGGAGCGTGGACTGGTCGCAGATCACGATGCTATGCCACCATGCCCACTTCGACGGGCTGATCGGCTCCTACCACTACGGAGTGCGCCCCGGGTACTGGCTCGACACGCTGAGCATGGCGCGAGCGCTGCATGGCGTCACCGTGGGCGGGAGCCTCGGCAAGGTGTCGGCGCACTACGAGGTGGGCGTGAAGGGGACCGAGGTAGTGCAGGCGAAGGGCAAGCGCCGCGCCGACTTCACGCAGGAGGAGTGGCTACGCTACGGGGGATACTGTTTAAATGACTGCGACCTGACACTCGGCATCCTCCAGAAGATGCTGCCGACGTTCCCGCGCCCCGAGCTAGACCTGATTGACACGACCGTGCGGATGTTCACCGAGCCGGTCCTCGTGCTGGATCAGGAGAAGATGGCCCAGTATTACGCCGACGAGATCAAGCGCAAGGAGACGCTGCTGCTGGAGTGCGGCGCGGACAAGAAGGTGCTGGGCTCCGGCGACAAGTTCGCCGACCTGCTCCGCCAGTTCAACGTCGAGCCGCCGACCAAGCTGAGCCCGAAGCAAAAGAATGAGGACGGCTCGCCCAAGCGGGTGTATGCCTTCGCTAAGACGGACCCCGGGATGCAGGAGCTACTGGAGTACGAAGACGATGACGTGCGCCTGCTCGCCGAGGCCCGGATCAGCATCAAGTCCACGTTGAACGAGAGCCGCAGCGCCCGCATCCTGAACCTCGGGGCGAACGGCCGGCCGATGCCGGTGTACCTGAATTACTCCGGGGCCTTCCAGACCAAGCGATGGAGCGGGGGCGACAAGGTTAACTGGCAGAACTTCGAGAAGACGAACAAAAGGAATCCGAAGAAAGGGATGATCCGCAAGTCCATCCGCGCGCCCAAGGGATACAAGGTGGTGAAGGCCGACGCCTCGCAGGTCGAAGCTCGCTTCAACGCGTGGGAGAGTGGGCAGGATGACCTCGTGGCGTTGTTCGCCAGCGGGGTAGACGTGTACTCCAGCTTCGCCACCGATGCCTACGGCCGCAAGATCGACCGGAAGAACGTGGCCGAAGACGAGTTGCCCGGACAGGTCGCTAAGATTTGCATCCTCGGTCTCGGCTACCGCATGGGTTACCTCAAGCTGGCCGGCGAATTGCTGATGGGCCGAGGCGGTGCGCCGAAGGTGCAGTTTAAACGCGAGGACATGGAGCGCCTGAGCATTGACCCGGCCCCCTTCCTTTCGAACCCGCGCATCGTGCGTGAGATCAAGGAGATGCCCAGCCGCCTGCCCGAGGCCGACCGTATGATCCACTGCACCGTGACGAACTACTTCGTGCAGACCTATCGCCGGAAGATGGATAAGATCGCCGGCAACTGGAAATACTGGGACGAGGTGATCAAGTGGATGGCCTCGGGCCAGTACGTGGGGGCCAAGGTGGGCAATCGGGGGCTGCTGACCATCGTTGAAGACGGGCTCCTCATGCCGCACGGGCTGGTGCTCCGCTACCCGCACCTCGAACACAGCAAGGAGAACGGCTTCAGCTTCCTCGCCGATAAGGGCCAGCGCAAGAAGATTCACGGCGGCTTCATGGTAGAGAACTATACACAGGCCCTGACCCGTGTTATAGTGGCGGACGCTATGCGCGCTCTGACATGGGGACGCCAGCGTGCAGGGCTTGAACCTTACAAGATCGCACAGATGGAACACGACGCGCTGACGTGCGTTGTCGAGGAAGCAAGGGCAGGCGAGTGCCTGACCGATCTGATGCGAGCGATTAGCACGCCCCCCGCATGGGCACAGGGACTACCACTAGCAGCCGAGGGCGGGATCGGCGACACGATGGGGGACGCGAAATGACAGTGGAACAGGTCAAGAAATTGCGAGAGGCCGCGAGGGAGTTCTTCAACGCCACAGTCGCACGCCCCGGGGTGGTGTTCGTGCGTAGCACTACGCGCGCGGCCCGCGACCGTGTTAACCGGGCATCGGATCGTCTCGAAAAAATTCTTCAGCAAACGGCGGAGGGCAAATGACCGACCAGAAAGCACCGGAGCAGGACAACCAACCGAAGGTGAACCGCGAGGAGCAGAACCGGGTAATCATACCGATGATGCACCGACTGCTGCCACCCATCGTGCAGGCGGCGGCGCTGTACCATCAACTCTACCCGCTCGACAAGACCGCGCCGGAAGTAGTGGATGCGGTCACGGTGGCAGTGCCCTTGCGGCACTTCATGTTGATGACCAGCCTCGTGACGAACCTCTGCGTCATGGAGATGGAGCGCCGGCAAGCGGCGAACGACGCCAAGGTCAGCGACACGTTCCCGCAAGACCACATTCCCGAGGGGGCAGCATGAAGACCGTCTACCTAGCAGGGCCCATCACGGGGCTGGACTACGAGGGAGCCACGGACTGGCGCTACGCCGCTACGCGTCTGCTCGCGCCGGAGATCAAGGCTCTCTCGCCGATGCGCGGCAAGGAATACCTGTCGCACGTCAAAGAGTTCACGATGGACGGCGACAGGTACAGTCCGTTCAGTGTGATGTCCTCGAACCGGGGCATTATGACCCGCGACCGCTGGGACGCTACTCGCTGCGACGTGCTCCTCGTTAACCTTCTCGGCGCGAAGCGCGTCTCCATCGGCACCGTCATGGAGATCGCGTGGGCCGACGCAGTGCGTACGCCCATCGTGTGCATCATGGAGCCCGAGGGCAACCCGCACGAGCACGGCATGATACTGGAAGCCATCGGCTTTCGTGTACCCGGCCTCGAAGAAGCTCTGCACATCATCAAGGCGATGCTGCTATGAGGACCGTCTACCTTGCCGGCCCCATCACCGGCCGCACCATCGGGGAAGCCAACGACTGGCGAACGCCAGTGATCGCCGAGCTTGCGAACTTCCGGATCAGGGGCATCTCGCCCCTGCGCTGCGAGCCGCCGCGTGGCGACCGGTACACCATCGCCAACGCTGACCCGCAGTTCGGCACCGCGCGCGCCATCGGCAGCAAGAACATGATGGACGTGCGCATGTGCGACCTGACCCTCGCTTATCTGCCCAAGGCCATGAGCGCACCGTGGCCCAGCCTCGGCACCATCTCCGAGCTTGCTTGGGCGAAGGCGTTCAACAAGCCCACAATCCTCGTGTCTGACGACGCTCGTATTTGCGAACATCCCGTGATCGACTCGAACTCTGGATGGATTCTGGATACACTGGATCAGGCAATCGAAGTAATCGTCGGCATCTTCAAGGACTACCCGTAAAGGAGGACCCATGCCCTACATCAAACAGATCGACAGAGACGCGCTGGGGTGCGGCACACGCCATCCCAGCACCGCCGGGGAGTTGAATTACACCTTCACCCTGTTCGCGCTGGAGTACATTCAGCGCAAGGGGTTGAGCTACCAGCACATCAACGACGTGCTCGGCGCGCTCGATGGTGCGAAGCTGGAGTTCTATCGCCGGCTCGCTGCGCCCTACGAGGACAAGAAGATCGCCGAGAACGGCGACGTGTACGATCAGGAGGTCGCATGAAGCTGATCGGATTGGCGGGCCCCGCCGGAGTGGGCAAGGACACCATCGCGGACTACCTCGTCGCGACGCATAACTTCACGAAGTTCTCGTTCAGCGACGCGCTGTACGACGAGGTGGCAGCGGCGTTCGGCATCGACAAAGCCGTGCTCTATGTGCGCGAGACGAAAGAGCACCCGATGGAAGCGTTGCAATACTGGTACTGCAACGACCTCGCTTTTCAAGACATCATGTTCGAACAACTGGCGCGCGTCCACAAGTACCCGCTGGACGTGTGGTGTTCGCCGCGTCAGGTGCTCCAGTGGTGGGGCACCGAGTACCGCCGCAAGCAGAACCCGGGGTATTGGATTTTTAAGGCTGGGCTCGTCGTGCGCGCCTACCTCGCGCTCGCGAAGGATGACCCCGAGACCCAGCGCGGCGGGCTGGTCAACTGCTCCGTACGCTTCCCGAACGAGCGCGTCTTCGTCGAGATGCACAACGGCGAGGTGTGGCATGTGCAGCGCCCGAACTGGGGTGACGCTCTGCCGGCGTCGCAACGGGCCCATGTCGCCGAGCAGGGACTACCGGTGTTGCCGCGCGACAAGGTGGTGCTCAACAACGGCACCATCGAACAGCTTGGCACCGCTGCCAACCTGCTCCTCAGCAGCCAGCCGGGTAGCATGATCAAGTGCGCCCCAGTCGGTCCCGAGCAGGTAACCTGTACGGGGTGCGGCTGGGTCCACATGGCCTACACGCGCGCCGAAGCGCAGCGCGAGGTGGACGACTTCAACGCATGGTTCGTCCAACAGACCGACGAGACGAAGGCCAGCTATGGCGGCAAGCAGTCACGCGTCGAGGATTACGAGGGCTGCGACCGCTGTGGCCGCAAGGTGTTCCGCCCGAGCAAGCCTGATGACGCGCCAATCGGTTGCACCATCGGGCCGGTGATCTACGACCCAGCGGCCGAGGAGGCCGACCGCCGCTTCGGGCAACCGCATTACGGGCACGACGCATGAAAGTCCTTGTCAACGACTTCGTGAGGGCGTTTCGCAGCCTGCCCTCCCCCGAGCGCCAACACCGGGCTGTGCTGAGGGTAATAGGCCCCCCGCTGCCCTTCTATATCACGCCGATCTCTGAGGAAACCACCGGGGAAACCATCGCTGCCAAGGACATCATGCTGATCAGCGAGCCACAGCCGGACGGTGGCCGAGCGTGGGTGATGGACCTGTGATCCCTGCCTCTGCCATCCTGTCGCCGTGCCGCAAGTGGCGCTACTACCTTCAGCGTACGTGGGTGGAAAACGCGCCACGGCTTGGCCTGATCATGCTCAATCCGAGCACGGCCGACGAGACGGCGGACGATCCGACCATCGTGCGCTGCCGGGCCCGGGCGATGCAGATGGGGATGGGTGGGCTCGACGTGGTGAACCTCTTTGCGCTGCGCGCGACGGACCCGATGGAGTTGTATGACTTCTTCGCGGAGCCGATCAGCGACCCGAAGCAGCCGGGCACGAACGACGCCGCCATCGAGGGTGTCGCTCGCACCGCCGCTATGGTGATTTGCGCATGGGGCAAGCACGGCGCGCATCTCAGCCGTGGTAGAATCGTACTTGAAAAGCTGAGAAGTTGGCGCGTGGTCCCCCACGCGCTTCGTATTAACAAGGACGGCTCGCCGGGGCATCCGCTGTATATCGCGTTGAAGCACCGGCCCTTCCCCATCTAAGGAGACCTGAATGCCTTTGCCAAAAATTACCCGAGAGACCGCGCAGGCCGCGGTCGATGCGTTCGCTCAGCATGGAACCAAGATCGCAGCCGCACAGTCCCTCGGTTGGCCGATCTCCACATTCAAGAAACGCCTGACCGACGCCGCAGGGATGGGGGTTAAGCCCGGCATGGACCCCGGCGGGGACCCGAAGCTCCTGCGAGCAGAACTCAAACGACTGGAGTCGAGCTTGAGGGATGCCGAAGCTAAGCTCGCTGATTCACAGGTAACCGAGACCAAAGTGCGTGAGGCGCTAACGAGCCTACGCGCTGCACCCATCTCCATCCCCAACTGGGTGATCAAGGAACCGAAGCACTCCTCGCCCGGCGTGCCGACCCTGTTCGGGTCCGACTGGCACTGGGACGAAGTGGTGAAGCCCGCGCAAATCGGCGGGGTGAACGAGTTCAACCGCGAGATCGCGCACAAGCGTTTACACGCGATGGTCGAGACTGCGATCTACCTGCTGCGCATTCTGTCGCCGAAGATGGACTACCCCGGCATCGTGTTCCCGTGGGGCGGCGACATGATCTCTGGCAACATCCACGACGAACTCGTGGCGACGAACCAGTTCAACACCATGCCGACGATCCTCGACATCCTCGGCGCGCTGGAGTGGGCGGTGAACGCGCTGCTCGAAGAATTCCCGCGCGTGTTCATCCCGTGCGTCACCGGCAACCACGGCCGCAACACCCACAAAATCTGGACGAAGGATCGCCATGCGACCTCGTTCGACTGGCTGATCTACAACCTCATGGCGCAGCGGTTCAAGGATAACCCGCGCGTCACGTTCCTGATCCCCGATGGGTCGGACGCGTACTACCGCGTGTACGGTCACCGGTTCCTGCTGACGCACGGCGATCAGTTCCGCGGCGGCGACGGGATGATTGGCGCGCTGGGCCCCATCATCCGGGGCGACCACAAGAAGCGCAGCCGCAATGCGCAGATCGACATGGAATACGACACGATGCTGCTGGGGCACTGGCACCAGTACATTCACCTTACGCGCCTGATCGTGAACGGATCGCTGAAGGGCTACGACGAGTACGCGTTCTCGAACAACTTCGGATTCGAGGAGCCGCAGCAGGCGCTGTGGATCAACCACCCGAAGTACGGCATCACGTTCCGCATGCCGGTTAAAGTGGACCGGGACAAGAAAGAGCAGAGTGGCGCATGGGTCTCAATCAAGTAGTCAGCCCCGCGCTTCTCGCCATCGACGCCGAACGTATGCGCGTGCGTCGCTACGTGCGCAACAACTGGGGCAAGGTGTGGGTCACACACGAAGCGGTGTTCGAGGACGGGGCTCCTCTTGTCAAGGAGTTAAACGACTTCAGAGTCGTGCCCCGCATGTTCCCGATGGACCACCTCCCCGAGGGGGCAGCATGAAAATCTTCGGCGGCATCCTGCCGTTCCTCGGTCTTCGCACGTTCCCCGTGACACGCAATGGGGACATCACCGACATCCCGTACGCTCCCTACGAGGCCGACTGCCTCGTGGCTGAGTGGCTGGGCGAAGGCATTCAGCTTGCCACCTATGACATCCGCCGGAGGCAACGTGGCTAGGAAACCCTACGTCGCTGGGCAGGTGATCACGTGGAGCCCGTCGCGTGTAAACACCTTCAAGAAGTGCGCGCGCATGTTCCACGAGGAGGCGAACCTGCGCACCGTGCCGTTCGTCCAGAGCGTGCAACAGTTGGAGGGGGACAAGGTGCACAAGATGCTCGACAAGCGCATCAAGCGTGAAGCCGCCCTCCCGACTGAGTACATCCACCTCGAAGACGTAGTGGTCCCCATCGAGCGAGCGCCGGGCCGGACGATGGCTGAGCAGAAGATGACGATCAATGCGCACTTCAAGCCGACCGGCTGGTTCTCGGACGACGCATGGTGTCGCATCATCGTGGACGTGATGAAGATCAATGACACGAAGGGGTTCATGGGGGACTGGAAGACCGGCAAGCCGAACTTCGACCAGTACCAGTTGAAGCTGAATGCCGCCATCGGGTTCATCTTCTTCCCCTCGCTGGAGCAGATTGTCACGGCCTACATCTGGCTGAAGACGAAGACGCTGGACCCCGAGACGTATCACCGAGCCGACCTGCCGCGCATGTGGCAGGAGCTTCTTCAAGAGCCCACGCGCATGCAGGAATACAGCAATCGCGACTACTGGCCCGAGCGCCCCGGCCGGCATTGCGGATGGTGCGGCGTGAACAAGCAGGGGCGGTGCACCTCAGCATCGGAGGCATACCGTGGAGCTTAGCGCAGCCGACATGGAAGACATCGCAGTAGCAAACGCCGAGCTATCCGCGGAGCTTGCCCGCAAGGAAAACGGGGAGCCGGTCGTGCTCCTCGTCTCGGGCCACGAGTACATGGAGGTGATCTCGAAGACCGAGCTTACCATCACGGGTGCCTTCTACAATCGCTACAGCGAGACGCTGATCAGCGACTTGGAACAGCGGGGCTTCAAGCCGGTGCGCGCGCTGCGTGTGCTCAAGGCGAACGGGACCCGGGTATTTCTCGTGCAGACCCCCGATGGCCCGGACGTTTACACAGGGGGCAGGTACCACCCCGCCGTGAGGAGGAAGAAATGACCCGCCTCAAGTTCGAGCAGAGCGAGAACGACGTGAAGAAGCTCGTGAAGAAGTGGTACGATGCGCATGGCGCATGGAGCTACGCCCCCATCCAGACGGGCATGGGCGAGCATGGCATCCCCGACCGAGTGGGCTGCGTACCGGTGAAGATCACGCCCGAGATGGTGGGCATGACCGTGGGCGTGTTCGTCGCGGTCGAAGCGAAGAAGCCCGGCCGGCGAGGAGAGGAGCGAGCGGGCATGACCCCGGCGCAACGGAACCAAGCAACCGAGATCAACCAAGCGCACGGCATCGGCCAGCTTGCGGATGGGATAGCAGACCTCCACAATTTGGACACGATCATGCTAGAATACGGCCGCGGCAATAACATAGCCGGCGAAGTTTTCAAAGGGAGGATCGGGGAGCATGGCTGACATCATTGACGACGCGCAAGCGTACAACGAGTTACATCAAGAGGTGTCGCTCCGCAACCAGCAGGCGAAGATGCTACCCGAGACGCATCCCGGTTTCGATGGCTGGCACTGCGTGGACTGCGAGGAGGAGATTCCTGCTAAGCGCCTCGGCTGGGGCCGCATCCGCTGCGTCGGGTGTCAGGAGTTCAAGGAGCGCGCCGACCGCGCGATGCAACGCAACGGACGACCGGAGGAGCTATGATCCCTTTCGTTCTGTATCTGGCTGGCAGCGTGATTCTGCTGTTCGCCTCAATCTATGGACTTATTGGCGCTAAGGTCCGAGAGGAGCCCACGCTGACGCACTGGTGCTTTACCGCCGCGAGTGTCGTGTTCTGCCTCGGCGGGATCGCTGGATTGGCGGGACTGTGAAGCCACGCATTCGCTGGTCACCGTGGTGGAGGAGATGGGTTTGCTACGTGCCGGGCCCGCGTGTAGGCCACTGGCCCGTCGGCGCAGGAGCTACCCCGCAACTTGCCCATAACGATTGGACCCGCCAGAAAAGATCGCTCGATTGAACTACCTGATCCACCCACAGCAGCGCGCGGTCATCGTGCCGGGGGACGAGAGTCTCCCGGTTCGCATTCCGTCCGCGCGTCCGCTCGACTACAAGGGCAAGCGCCTGTGGGCTGTGCCCTACAATACGTGGGAGACGCAGGTCTTGCGCACGATGGGCTACCTCGTGCCCTCGCCCATCGGCACGTACTACGACTGGCCGCGCGAGATCACGCAAGTGCCCCAGCCGTTCCACAACCAGATCGAGACCGCGGGCTTCCTCACACTCAACCACCGGGCGTACTGTTTAAATGAGATCGGGACCGGCAAGACGCTCGCCGCGCTGTGGGCCGCGGACTGGCTCATGCGCGAGCGCCTGATCCGCAAGGCGCTGATCCTCTCGCCGCTCTCGACGCTGGAGCGCGTGTGGTCGGACGGCGTGTTCCTCCACCTGCGCGAGCGCAGTATCGGGGTACTCTACGGCACCGCCGCTAAGCGGCGCAAGCTGTTCGCGAACAATGCGTTCGACTTCTACGTGATCAATCACGACGCGGTGGACATCATCGCCGAGGTGAAGTGGAAGCAGAAGAAGGCCGGCAACGACAAGACCACAGGCCAGCCGGTCTACCAGCAGGTGCTCGACACGGTGAAGCTCCTGCGCGACGACATCGACCTCGTGATCATCGACGAGCTTGGAGCCTATCGCAACGGGACCACGAACCGCTGGCGCGTGCTCGACCTCGCGCTCGATCCGCGCATGTGGGTGTGGGGCATGACCGGCACGCCGATCCCGAACGCGCCGTCCGATGCCTACTCCGAGATGAAGCTAATCACGCCGGCTCGGCTGCCCCGTTACTTCACCGAGTTCCGCCAGATGGTGATGCAGCAGATGACGGACTACATCTGGATCGCGAAGAAAGAAGCGCCGATCACGGTGTACGAGTACATGCAGCCGGCCATCCGCTTCACAAGGGACGAGTGCTTCGATCTGCCGCCGGTCACCTACTCGACTCGCGAGGTGGAGCTTACCGCCGAGCAGAAGCGCCACTATAAGGAGCTTGCCAAGCAGCTTTACACCGAGATTGGCGAAGGCAAGGTGACCGCCGTGAACGAGGGCGTGAAGATGGGCAAGCTGATCCAGTGTGCATGCGGCGTGGTATATGATAATGAGGGTACGCCGCGCGAGATCGGCGCGAAGCCCCGCATCGACGAAGTGCGCGAGATCATCAATCAGACCGAGCACAAGGTCATCATCTTCGTCCCCTTCACCGCGCCGCTCCTCATGCTGGAGCGCGAGCTATCGAAGGAGTTTAAATGCGCTGTGGTCTACGGCGACGTGAGTAAGGGCAAGCGCGATACGATCTTCGCCGACTTCCAGACCCTGAGCGAGCCGCGTGTGCTGATCGCCGACGCCGGCACCATGTCCCACGGGCTCACGCTCACCGAGGCCGCGACTATCGTCTGGTATGGTCCAAAGCCGTCCAACGACATCTACGAGCAGGCGAACGGGCGGATCACGCGGCCCGGGCAGAAGAACAATCAGCACATCATCCACCTCGCCAGCACTGCGGTTGAGCATCAGGTCTATGCCCGGCTGCGGGAGCGTGGTAGAATTCAGGGTATACTACTTGACATGGTGCGAAAGGGGATTGCGCTATGAGACGCCGTACAGTGGGGGCTCCGACCCCGACCAAGCCGACCGAGATCGACAGGCCATTCCTGCGGCAGCTTCTCCAGCTATGCCACCCCGACCGGCACGACTCGTCACATCTATCGGTGATGGTGTTTCAGCGGCTGCAAGAAGTCGGTAAAGAACTTGACAAGGACATAATCGCGCGGTAAGATGCGCGGATCATTAACGTGAATGGGGGAACCATGATCAAGCTATTCGCACTGCTGGGCGTCTTCATTCTGGTGTTCGGGGTTCACGCCATAACCATGATCCACGGCTGGGGTGTGACCCCGGAAAGCTGGACGGTCATCGGGTTCGGCTGGTTCGCGTCCGTCGTCCTCACCATGCTCACGACCGTCATCTCGCAGGACAAATCGTGAGCGACGCACCCAACATCGAAGCCGTCATCGGCAAGTACATCGACCTGCGCGATGCCGTCTCGCGCGAGACCGAGGAACTGAAGAACCGCCTCGCGCCGATGCAAGCCGCCATGAAGACCATCGAGACGTACCTGATGGACGTGGCGATCAAGACCGGGCAGACCAAGTTCGGCACCCAATTCGGCACTGCCTTCATCGCGACCAAAACCGGCTGCAACATCGCCGACAAGGACGCGTACTGGAACTACCTCATGGAGAATCCCGCCGAGCGCCGGCACCTGCTGACGCTCTCGGCGAACAAGACCGCCGTGGGGGAGCACATCGAGAAGGCCGGCACGCCGCCGCCCGGAATTAACTGGGTGGCGATGAAAGAAATCCAGATCAGGAGGAAGTAATGGACCCGATTATCAAGGTCAGTCTTCACCTGAAGGACGGCAACATCGTACATCTCACGTCACGCGATGACTATGGGTATCTGAGCACGGTGCTGGCCGCAAGCGAAATCAAGAGCGTCGAGGTGGTTTCCACCAAGACCAAGATCGAGAAGCTCGTTCATCAACATTTTTCCGTCTAGGGAGGGAACCATGTCCAGCAATACCCAACTCGCAATCCCCGTCGATATCCCCGCGCACATCCGCGAACTGGCTGCCAAGGCCGGCGAGCAGAACAAAGGCGCGCTCGGCGGCATCAAAGCCGGCAGCTTCCCCCGCATCAGCATCGGGGGCTCGAAGTTTTCCGTGGTGGAGGGCGGCGAGAAAATCCTGCTGACCGACGCCGACCGGCCCGACCTGCCGGCGATGGAACTCCAGCTTGCCATCGTGGGATTCAACCCCGCGGTCTCGAAGCAGTATTACGAGGGCGAGTTCGAAGAGGGCAGCGACAAGGAGCCGACCTGCTCGTCCGACAACGGCATCGTGCCGGACCCGCACATCCCGAACCCGCCGTCGCGCGCTTGCGCATCGTGCCCGAAGAACGTATGGGGCTCGAAGGTGACGAAGCAGGGCAAGCAGGTGAAGGCGTGTTCCGACAACAAGCGCATCGCCGTCATCCCCGTGCATGACCTCGCCAACGAGCAGGCGCTCGACTTCACCATCAAGCCTGCCTCGCTCAAGCCGTGGGCCGAGTACGTGCGCGCGCTCGATGCCAAGGGCATCCCCGTGGACGCGGCCGTGACCAAGGTGCAATTCGATCCGTCGGCCAACTTCCCGAAGCTCGTATTCAAGTTCGGCGGGTTCCTGACGCCCGAGCAACTCACCGAGTTGGCGCTCCGTGCCAAGGGCGATGACGTGCGGCTGATCACCAGCCCCCGCCAGAGCACCGCTACGGGTCCTGTGACGCCGCCTGCCGCACCGGCTGCGACGCCTGCCCCGGCACCCGCACCGGCTGCGCCTGCCGCTCCTGCGGCTCCTGCGCCCGCCCCGGCACCTGTCCAGCCGACTGTCCAAGCACCGGCCCCGACGCCCGCGGCGGCACCTGTCCAGCCGCCTGTCCAGTTCGACCCCTACGCCGGCCTCCCGGCGCACGTGAAGGCCGCGGTCGAGGGCGCTGGCGGGCTCACCAGCGACGCCGGCAAGGCGGTCTACAAGGCGCTGGCGGGCAAGGACGTACCGACCGCTCCCGTCGCCGCACCGAAGCCGGTGGACCCCTTCGAGGGCCTGCCGCCGCACGTGAAGATGGCGGTCGATGGCGCAGGTGGGCTCGCGAGCCCGGCCGGCCAACAGGTCTACAAGGGCCTGACCGGCAAGGACGCGCCCGGCGCTGCGCCGCAACCCAACGTGCAGCCCGACGCCAAGCCGGCCCGCAAGACGCGCTCCGCCGGGAAGAAGGCCGACGCAACACCGCCGGCCCCGACGCCGCCCGCTGCCGCTCCTGCCGCATCGGCTCCCGCCCCGGCCGCGCCCGCAGGCCCGAGCTTTGCAACGCCGCCCGCCGCTGCATCCGGTGGTTTGGGTGCGGACCTCGACGCGCTGCTCGGCAAGGCGATGGCGGTACCGACGAAGTAGCACCTGATTCGTAGTCGGCGAATCAAACGCGCCGCCGGTCGTTTGAGCTAATAGGAGGTAGAACCCTATGGACGCGAACGTAAAGGCACTGCTGGATAAGGCAGCGGCTGCGAGCGAGCCACACCACGCGATGAACTTCGCGCAGGCTGCGCTTAACGCTGCCCATGCACTACAAGTGGTGAAGCAGACCGAAGCGAAGTAAGCCGCTCGACCGATGTAGTCGAGCGTGGCACCCCGACGGGTGTTGTGTCACCCTTCACCTCGGTTGACGACCGAGGGCATCCGTCGGTCTTTTAGGGAGGGATCATGGCGTTCGACTGCAAGAAATTCAAACGAGTGATGGACAGCAGCGGGCTCACGAAGGCCGAGCTTGCTAAGCTGTTCGGTGTCAGCCGGCAGGCGCTGTACCTCTGGTGCGACCGCGCACCGGGACAGAAGACCCTCGCCGAGCGCGCCGAGAAATACACCGACGGGATCATTGCCGCTATGAGCAGGGGACTGCTCCCGTTCGCCGCCTCGGTATCCCCGGAGCGCCGGACTGAGTTCCTGCTCACGATGGCGAAGCGACTCCACACACTCACGGCCCCCAAGTAGAGGGCCCGTTGCAAACCTTCGAGTTCCTCAAGGCCATACTGCCGGAGGACGACTGCTACTACTTCGTAGCTGTTCCGTCGCCTTCGGGTAAAGGCTTTAGCCACACCGCCTGCTCCTCCATCGAGGAGCTTGCGCATCGTATCGTCCATCTCGAAACGAACACGGTGCAGAATATCTACTTCGCTACCTCCGGGTTCCGCGCGGAGTTCGTGGACCGGCCCGTGCGTGATCAAGAAGCCGGCGGCACGAAGGTCAAGCGCCAGTACCGCGTCAAGGAGAACGTCAAGCTGGTTAAGGCGTTCTGGCTGGACCTCGACGTGGGCCCCGCCGAGGCTGGCAAGGCCGCGAAGTATCCGGACCAGCGCTCGGCCATCATCGCTTTAAACGACTTCCTCGTGAAGACCGGCCTGCCCCGTCCGATGATCATCTCGTCCGGCTACGGCGTGCACGTGTACTGGCCGCTTACGGCGAGCGTGCTCCCGGGCCAGTGGCGTGCGACAGCCCTACAGTTGAAAGAGCTTACAGTCGGGCTCGGCCTGCTCGCCGACGCCACGCGTACCGCGGACGAGGCCAGCGTGCTCCGTCCGGTCGGCACGTCGAACCGCAAGGTGAAGGACGGCGTGGCCGGCTCGATGCCGGTGCGCTGCCTGCTGCCGCTCGAAGGTCAGCCCATCGAGTATGTCGAGCACGGCGTATTCCACACGGCGATCCTCGCGGCGATGAAGGTCAACAAGATCGAGGTAGTGGACACCGACAAGAGTAAGGGGCTGAAGGTTAACCCCGAAGACATGATCGTCCCGGTCGGCGGATTCCAAAAGGTCTCAGCCATCAAGGTCGCCGAGCGGTGCAACCAGATCAAGCTGTTCCGCGAGACGGGCGGCGTGAGCGAGCCGCATTGGTACCGCTCGATCCAGATCATGCCGCACACGGTCGAGGGCGAGAAGCTCGCGCACGAGTGGAGCGCGGTGCACAAGGAGTACACCGAGCCAGCGACCGAGGCCAAGCTCGCGCAAATTCGCGGCATGGGCCCGACGCTGTGCTCGACGTTTAGCACGGCGAACCCGGAGGGTTGCAAGAACTGCCCGTTCGCTGGTAAGATCAGCACCCCGCTCCAGCTTGGCATGATCGTGGAGGAGGCCCCGGCTCCGAAGGTCAAGGAGATCGTGGATGGGGAGGAGCGAGAGACCGAGCTACCGAATCCGCCGTGGCCGTTCAAGCGGGGATCGGACGATCAGCCGGGGCTCTACGTCGAGATCGACCAAGGGGTCCCGGTCCGCTTCTACCCCTATGACTTGTATCCCATCGTCATCGTTAACGACGAGGGGAAGCGGGAAGGGAGCGTCGGACTGCGGCACTGGCTGCCGCGCGAAGGCTGGCGCGATTTCAACGTGCGGCTGGAGTTGATTGAATCGCCGCGAGAGTTCCTCGGGAAGATGCGGAATCACTTCGTTAACCCCGAGAACGGAAAATACATGGTGGCCTATATGGATGCGTACCTACGGGAGCTTCAGGACAAGACGAAGATCAAGCAACTTCATACCAAAATGGGATGGCTGCCCGATCACTCGTTCCTGCTCGGCTCGAAGATGTTCACCAACAAGGGCACCTACCCGGCGGGGCTGTCGTCCACGGTCAGCACGAAGATCGTGAACAGCTACCACCTGCGCGGGACGCACGAGGCTTGGGCCGACGCAATCAAGCTATTCGACCGCGAGGGGCTGGAGGCCCACCTGTTCAGCATCCTGATCGGATTCGGTGCGCCGCTCCTCAAGCTCACCGGGCTCGGCGGCGCAGTCGCCGCGATGCTGGGCGATACCAATGCCGGCAAGACCCTGAGCGCGAGAGCGATGACATCGATCTACGGCAACTTCGACCCGTTCAAGGCCGGCAAGACCGACACCTTCAACGCCCGCATCGAGCGCCTCGGCATGCTGTCGAACCTGCCGGTGTACCTCGACGAGACGACGAACATCAAGGCCGATGACGTGAGCGAACTCATGTACCAGATCAGTCAGGGCGTCGGCCGCACGCGCCTGCGTAGCGACTCGACCGTGCGCGAAGCCGCGGAGTGGAGCACCATCGTGCTCACCTCGGGCAACCGCTCGATGGCGGGCCGGCTGCTCGAAGCGAAGGTGGACCCCGAGGCCGAGCTTGTGCGGCTGTTCGAGTACACCGTGCCGAAGCATCGCTGGTTCGAGGCCGACATGCCGGGCATCTACGACGTGCTCGATCAGAATTACGGGCACGCGGGGGAGAAGTACATCAAGTATCTCGTGCAACTGGAGGAGTCCGATACCAAGGCCCGCCTGCGCGAGATGACCGAGCACTTCAGCAAAGCGGTCGGCTTCGAGGGGAAGGAGCGCTTCTGGTACGCGCTCGTCGCCTGCGTGCTCTACAGCCTATGGCTGGCCGACGGCTCGGGCGCGATCAAGTTCGCCAACGTGAACGCGACCTATCAGCGCCTGTGGAAATGGTGCATCGAGCAGGTGACGCATCAGCGCACAGCCGTGGCGGACAACAAGTTCTCGGCGGTCGAAGCCCTATCGATGTTCCTCAATGCACACCTCGCTGACCGACTGGTCGTGACGGTGATGGGGAAGGGTATGGTCGCCGTGATCAAGCCGCCGGCCGCGCACGGCAAGTTGCTGGTCGAGTACAACCAATCGACGGGTGTGATCAGCATCGATCAGAACGCGATCCGCAACTGGCTCAGCAAGGCGCAGCTTAGCACCCACCAGATCAGGGCCGACCTTACGAAGGGCGGCATCCTGATTGACCACGGTGCACGCGATTTCAAGGTCACGATGGGCCGAGGCACGCAGTTCAAAGGTGGACAGACCCGCGTGTGGCAGGTGAACGCCAAGCACACGGCGCTCGACGGCATCGACAAGCTTCTCGAACGAGACCCGGAGGTGACATGAGCTACATGGAGGATACCGAGGAGCTTTATCTGCACGTTCGGCGCATCCAAGAGTACGTTGCGTACGTGGAGAGGGAGATTAAAGGAGCCCTTCTCCGAGCATGGTACGACAACGAGGACGCGGGGGTTGTGCAGGTTAAGCCGGCACCGTGGCAAGATTATATGCACGCCGTGATCTACGACCTCGGCGAACAGCAACGCATCTATCTATAGGAGGTGACATGACCATAGACGAAGTGAGCAAGGCCCTTAACGAGTTCTTTAGCGACACGAGCCGAAGCTCGGCTAAGACTCGCGAGGGTCTCGGAGAATTGCAAGAGGAATTGCAGACCATGCTCGACGCGCTGGACGAGGACCTCCGCGGATGACCCAACTCTACGTGGCGACTCTGGCATTTAAACGCAATCAGTCCGAGGTTGCGCTGGTCCGCAAGGCCAAAGGGCCGGCGATCCTGCACGGGAAGTGGAACGGGATCGGCGGCAAGATCGAGGTTGGGGAGTCGCCCGTCGGCGCAGCGATCCGTGAACTATGCGAGGAAGCCGGCATCGCGGTCGAGAAGGACGACATGGTGGGGATCGAGCATCAGCGGTTCTACATTCTCACGCCGGAGGAATGCCACGTCTACTGGTACGCCGTCAACGTCCCCAACGAGACGGACATGCCGGAAGCCAATGATGTCGGGGAGCTATTGAAGTGGACCCCGACGAACTGGCTCTCGCACATCGCCTGCCCCATCGCCCTGTGCCCGAACGTCAACTACCTCGTACCCAAGGCGGTCGTCTTCCTGCGAACGGAGCGACTTGCCCGGCCGGCCTGATCTGTGAGACAATTAGAACTGTCGCGCGCATCCTCTGCGTCCGCGGCCCGGCAGCGCCGCTCCCCTCCCCCTGCGCCCCTGCCGGTTCTTTTTATCTGCGGGGTGCTGGAGGCGAACATGGACGGATGGACTGACGGGCTGAAGAAGTTCATTGACGGGGTAGGAGACGCGATCAGCGGCGATGGCATTTTCATCGAAGGCTGGGACGATTGATGCGCCCGACCGTACCGCCGCTGGACGGAGCGGGCGATGCTTGACAGCGATGGATGGGACGAGTAGTATCCGAAATTCGTGCTGTGCTTTGGTGTGACGGTCAGCAAGTGGACCAAGCCTGCGGGATGTGACCCCGCCATTCGTGGGTTCGAATCCCACCCGTCACCCCAAAGCACAGCGGCTTAACAGAACAGGAGACCGAGACATGAGCAAAGCAGGAAAACGACCGCGACCCAAGCCATACACCCGCATCAGGGGGTAGGCTAGTCTGGTCAAGTCACCCGGCTTGGAACCGGGAGATCGCTGGTTCGAATCCAGCCCTCCTGACCATTTCGTAGGCGCACCAGTCACACCGTGAGCAGCGGGCCGGCCCTACGGGCCACTCGTTGGTGATCTGGTTCTCCGACCGCGCAGGTGTACCTTATATGGGCCCTGCGGTGGTGCGCCTTCGAAATGGGGTTGTAGCTCAGATGGGAGAGCGCCGCACTTGCAATGCGGATGTCGCGGGTTCGATCCCCGCCTTCTCCACCAGAACATTGCGCCCGTAACTCAGCGGACAGAGTGCGTGGCTACGAACCACGGAGCCGGAGGTTCGATTCCTTCCGGGCGCGCCAGACAGAAGCGGGGTAGTTCAGCGGCCGAACACCGGTCTCATAAGCCGGCGCACGTGGGTTCGATTCCCACTCCCGCAACCAAGGACACTATGCCATATAAAAAACGAACCAACTGGGAGTTGTGGAACAAAAAGCGGCATGAAGAAAACAAGATTGCGATGCAGGTGATCAAAGACAAACCTTGCGTTGACTGCGGTGGTAAATTCCCGCATTATGTAATGGAGTTCGATCATGTACCAGAGAAGGGTGATAAGATCGCATCGGTGGCAAACCTGACTGGAAGTAGAAAGGTTACTGCTAAGACCGTGCGGGACGAAATAAGGAAATGCGATCTGGTCTGTGCGAACTGTCACAAGATCAGGACATTTTTCCGAGTACAGAACAGAGCGGGCAGACAAGGACAAGGGGCGTCCAGCAGCCTTCCAAGCTGATGATCGCGGAGTTCGACTCTCCCTACCCGCTCCAATACGCATGGGCCTCTCTCCCGCTGACACGGGCGGGGATGTCAGTCTCGCCGACGGCCACCAGTGCCCCGGTTGAGGCCCAGCCGTATTGATGTGTAGCTCAGGTGGTAGAGCAAGCGACCGATAATCGCTAGGTCGGTGGTTCGAACCCACCCGCATCAACCAGACTTGCCCTGCTGGATGGAATTGGCAGACACGCTGCGCTTAGAACGCAGTGCCGCAAGGCGTGGGGGTTCGAGTCCCTCGCAGGGCACCAGATTTGCCGCGACGACTAGGTAGACAGGGTTGTACAGCCGCAAGGCGACCTGCTAAGAGTTACCGAATCGTCTGGCCCCGAGAGGCCAAGCGGCACCAGAACGATGCCGGCTCCGTGTACTGACGGGCTATGGTGGGTGAGAATTGTGTCCCGCGGTCCTGCCCCCACTCCTCGGGGCCGCAAGATTTTTGCTCCTATAGCTCAGTGGCAGAGCTACCGCCTTGTAAGCGGAGGGTCGCGGGTTCGATTCCATGCTGGGAGCACCAGATTCACGACGTGGCCGAGAGGCGAGGCAGGCGGTTGCAACCCGCCTCACACAGGTTCGAGTCCTGTCGGCGTGTCCAGATTCATGTGGGTTGGTAGACCGTTAAGGAGGCGGGGCAGTCTGTAAAACTGTCGCTTCGGCCCGGTTGGCTCGATACCAACACAGCCCACCAAAGAATGTGCAGTCGGGTTGATAACCTAACGGGGCGATTCATCACCGCTCCGGGCTGCCCGTATTATTGCGCGGTGACCGAGTGGTAAGGTGCCCGGCTGTTAACCGGTGACATCGCTGGTTCGATCCCAGCCTGCGCAGCCAGTTTAAACGGCCTGTTAGTTCAGTGGCAGAACGGCGGTCTCCAAAGCCGCGTACGGGGGTTCGATTCCCTCGCGGGTCGCCAAGTCGTGTAATACAAAGAGTCGAGTGCTCGGACCTTCACTCCGATCCTAGTGGGTTCGAGTCCCACACACGACACCAGAATTGTAGTACAGTGGCGAGGTAGCTCAGTTGGTAGAGCACCGGTCTGAAAAGCCGGGTGTCGCAGGTTCGATTCCTGCCCGAGCCACCATGGTGCGTTAGCTCAGCTTGGTAGAGCACCCGCCTGTCACGCGGAAGGCCGCGGGATCGAAGCCCGCACGCGCCGCCAGATTTGCAGTATGCATATAGCATATAGCCCCTTAACTCAGATGGGCGCAGAGTGCCGAGCTTACACCTCGGAAGCCGTAGGTTCGATGCCTACAGGGGCTACCAGAATTGGAGCGTTGGGTGAGTGGACTAAACCACCGGTCTTGAAAACCGGCAGCCCCGCAAGGGGTACGCGAGTTCGAATCTATGCACGCTCCGCCAGTTGTAAGTCGTACGCAGATTGAGTACAATCGTACCCATTTTGGGTACACAGCTACCCAAGGAGGGTATGTGAGCTTCAAACGCACAGCCGATAAGCAACGCCCCGACTGGCCGTGGACTGCGCGACAGCGTAGGTCCAAGGCCGGGGGCCGCAAGGCGCGCAAGTTCGCACGCCATGAGGTCAGTCGCCCGGCGCGCAAGCAGGTGCGCCGTAAGCGATAACGCAGTTGGGGTGACGCACGACGGGAATGTGCACCCGCCTTTGAAGCGGGTTCTTTGTGAGTTCGAATCTCTCCACCCCTGCCATGCGCTCGTGGTTGGAACAGGCAGACACGGCGGGCTCAAACCCCGCTGCCGCGAGGCGTACAGGTTCGAGTCCTGTCGAGCGCACCATTTAAACGGGATCGTGGCAGAAGGGTAGATGCATCCGGCTTTTAACCGGACGGCGGTGGTTCGAGTCCACCCGATCCCACCATCCGCCCGTAGCTCAGCGGACAGAGCGACGAGTTTCTACCTCGGGGG